ACCACCATGGGTTCACCATCGATCGGGCCGTCCTGAGGTGTTGCCGGAGTCGTGGTGCCAGAGCCACGTCTTCTCGACGAGATGCGAGATCTTCGCACCGGCGGCGAGGCAACCCAGCGTGAACTGCCAGTCCTCACCCCACCGCTGACCGTCGATCGTGTCCTCACCCTCAGGTGGGATGAATCGCACCTGCTTAGCCAACTCGGTGCGAACCAGTGTCGTCACAGTCGTCTGCCGCGGGTTGGCATCGTTCCACGGGTTGAGGTAGTGCCCGGGTGGGAAGACGGGATCGTTCTCGATGATCACGCCATCGGGTCGTACGACCTTGAACCACGAGTACGCGTAGTCACAGCCGGTCTCTTCAGCGTGCTGAATCAACCGTTCAAGGTGAAGTGGAAGGAACTCGTCGTCGTCATCGAGGAACGCGACCCAGGGGGTGGTCACACTGTCGAGCGCGCGCTGCCGTGTCGGTCCGGCACCTTCCTTGTACTTGTCCAGTGCGATCGAGATCCCCATTGGAGGATGTGTCTGGTTGAGGGCAGAGTACACCGCGCGCCGCAGAAGACGAGTGCGCGGTGGGATCGACGGTATGACGACCGTCACGTCAAAAGTGGAGGCCATGGCTCCACTCTACCACGGTGCTACACCCCACTTGGCGACAAATGTCTCACGGTCTCGTCCGGCCTGTGCGGCCAACTCACCGGTGGTCGTGCTGTCAGGATGAAGATGTACGAACCCCTCCCACGACCCACCGACGTGGGCGACACCGCCGAGGTCGCGGCACCGCCAGTCGAGGTCGTTGTCACCGTACCACCAGACAAATTGTTCATCCGCAAGCAGCCTCAGTGACCCGCGAAGTGCAAACGCAAATCCAACCATACGAGGTTGACTTTTGAGTGTGTTGACGAGAAGAACTCGATGCTCCGGCAGAAGCGTGATAGGGCATATCGCAGCAGCTTTCGTCTGCTCAAGGTTATCGTCTAATGTCTCAACAAAGCGTGGAGGGACACGCAGATCGTCGTTCAGTACGGCGACGGTGAACTCGTCATCGGACCCGTCCTGCAGGCCGTAGACGTGCCTGAGACCGGTGTTCCACCAGCGCGAGATGTTGATCGGACCACGATCCTGAAGAACGGTGATCCGTGAGTGATCGATGTCAATCCGGTCGTATCCTGTGTCGACGATGATCACGCGAACGTCACTGTAGTGCACGAGGTCGTGTGTGAGGTTCGCGAGACATGCGGCTCGCTGACCCGACGGTATGACGGCGTAGAGGTTCCGTCCGGTCATCGCGGTTTCCTCGCCAGTGCGTAAGCGTCACCCGGCGGGTAAGCGTATTCGACGTGAACATCTTCGAACCGCTGCTCCAGCTGGAAGTTCAGCGCGGACGCCGACACGTTCTCATACCACTCACCGTCCAGCGGTGAGGATGCACCGGTAGCTCCGTGTGCTGGCCGATGCTCCGACGCACACGTAACGATGAAGATGCCATCGAGATGAAGAACCTCACGTGCCGTCTCGATGATCAACGGCCAGTCCTTCGTGTGTTCGAACACCTCGGTGCAGAGAATCACGTGGAACTTCGAGCCGTCCTCAGGACGCCACGTAGTCGCGTCACCGACCACGTACTTGTCCCAAGCGTGCTGTTCCTTCAGGTCGAACTGTGGCTGCTCGAGATCGAGAACCGTCCAGTCGGCGTTCGGCAGTTCGGGTCGCGCGGAGCCGTTCCAGAACGCACCCCCGATGTCGAGTGCCGTCCAGCCGTCCTCACGGTTGATGCCGCTTCGCTCGATCATACGGCGAACGGCCATGTAAGCTTCAGCGTGCATGTGTCTACGGTATCACGTTCTACTGGGTCGCCGGGATAGCGTGCCAGTGGACGCTGAGCGTGATGGTAGCGGCTGCGGCGAGGTTGACGCGCAGGGTGAAGTCGGTGGCACTGACCGCTGTGATCAGGACCGTGGAACCGATCGCGGCACCGCCGGGAGTGACGACCTGCGCGACCACGGTCGGGGCCACGTCAAACGGTGTGGCGAAGGTGACCGTGGAGAACGCCGACGTCGCCGCGGTGATGGTGACACTCTGAGTTCCCGTCTGCCCGTCGCGAAATCGCTCACTACTCGAGCCGTAGTAACCCACGACGTAGTTACCCTGAGGTGGCACGACGAGGATCATCACACGGTCACCCGTGATCGGTGCCGGTTCGAGCAGACTCTGCGCCGGTGACTGCTGGTCCTCATCACCGTCCATCGTCAAGGTGACGACCGATCCACTGGAGTCTATGACCGTCGCGGGTAAGAGTCGCCACGTCAAGCCGACTCGTTGCGCCGAGTCGAGCGTCGCGGCGGCACCCGCGGTGGCGAGTGCTACGTCGGGTGCCGTCACGAGTACGCCTTTCTCATCAGGTGTCCCATGGCCGCACCCTCCTGCAGTGGAAGAGTCCACGCCAGCTCGAGCCACTTGTCACCCTGCCACTTGATGACATCGTATGAGTCGTGTCGCGGGTCGGGTGCCGTCGCCAGCTCGACCCGCTCATACACCGTCTGGCGAAGTGCCAGGTTTCTCGCGATCGCACCGGCCTGTGTGGCCGTGTTGATCTGACGTTCGGTCACCGACGGGATGACGAATCCTCGGTTGGGGATCGAGTGGGGTGCCGTGGTCGGCACGTCGGCTCGACCCACGATCGCACCCGTCGCCAGATCGTCATCCGTGGTGCCGTTGGAGATGACGATGAACCGGTTCGGTGCGGTGATGAGGTCGTTGGTGTTCAGGATGCTGTCGCGAATGACACGGTTGCCGACGTCGAGATCGAACGTGGGGATCTTATCGATCGGGTCGAACGTCCGAACGAAGTGCATCTCGGTGTCGTTACCGAACCACGGTGAGAACCAGTCACCGTCCAGCGCGATCTGCTCAACCACCGAGCCGCGGTTCGTTCCAGCGGGCCATGACCCGATCGTCACATACGGGGTCGCGTCCATGGTGAGCGTGACGGCGATGTTGGTCAGCAGGGTTCTGATCGCCTTCTCACAGTTCATACCGACACCTAGGATGAGTGCCGGTGGTGTCAGCGCGGGAGAGAACGCGTTCTCGAGCTGCTGGTCGACCATGAACATCTCATCATAGAGTGACGCGTTGGTGATCGTCCCGTTGGTGAACGTCAATGACGCGGTATCGGCGAACATGTACCGGCCGAGGGGGAAGTCCTGACCACCCAATGTCATATACAGCAGGATCCGTGACGAGATCGGGTTGATGAGCGCCGAGTCGGTCGTGCCGAATGAGAGTCCCTGGATCACCCGCTTGATCGTACGTGTCGTGTCATGTGACAGCGTCGGAGTGGTGTCGCGAAGCGGGTGAAGTTCGACCGGTGGTGTGGCGAGAACACTGTTCACTAGGATGAACTTGAAGGTGGCACTTCGTTGCCCCATCCACACGGGCAGCTCGAGCCGTGTCAGGATGTCCGTCGAGAGCAGGGTCATGACGTCACCGGGGCGGGCGTGTCGGTGACCTCGGTTACGCGAACCTGAGCGAGGTAGATGCGTCGTCCCCGCTGAACCTCACCGGCGGGTACGAGTACGTTGGCGTACCAACGGTTGCCGAGCTCATCACGCACGCAGACGTATGGCAGGTCGGCCCAAGCAAGATCACGCAAGGTTCGGATGTTGGCGAGACTGGGGAGCGGTACCGCGGCTGCCTGCACGAGCATGATTCGTTCAAACTGCTCACCTCCTCGTTCCAGTGGCCGGAACGCGATCTGGAAGTCGCGACCGTACATCTTCTGGAGTACCTGACTGTCGGCCTCGGGGAAGACGAACACCTCGGTCGGCTGGCCGTTCCACACCATCGTATAAGCGAGGTTGCTGAGCGGTGCTCGGTTGGACGTGAAGATCAGTACGCCGACTCCGTCCCCACTAACGGTCACACCGGGTGTCGGAACGGTGCCGCTTCCCGTTACCCACGGACCGCAGAACGTGAGAGCGTCACAAGTTCGGATGCGGTATGAGCTGAGTACACCGACGCGTGCCTCATAGTCCTTGAAGTTGAGCGTCGCCGTCGACACGTACGCGACCTGCTGCCAGTCGGTGTCGACGGTGTCCATACGCTGGATCTCGAAGTACGACCCGGTCACGCTGACGGCGCTCCACGTCAGGTTCAGGTACTTGATCGCGGACGGGATGCAGTCGTTCACGACGCCACACGCGTCGGTGCCGATACCGGTGACCGCCTGTGATGCGGCGGAGATCGTGAAGTTCGTCACCGTCGGCGGGTCCTGCGCGAAGATCACGGTCGCGTCGGACTGCGCGTCGATCGTCGAGACCGTCACGTTCGGCGACTTCCACGTGAGCTCGACCGTGCCACCGTTCGGCGCCCCGTAGGTCGCCACGTTGCTGTTCGGTGTACTTGTGAACGCGGTCGCGCCGATGACCTGCCACTGGTTACCGGCCGACGTCTCGGCCGTGGAGGACCACACGGCTGTGAACGTCGCACCACCTGTGACGGAGACGCTGCTCGACAGGGGAAGAGTGACCTCACGCCAGCCGTCGAAGATCTCGTCAAGCGCGTCGAAGTCCGCGACCGTGATGCTGGCGGTCGCCGACCCGACCGTGATCAAGAGTGGAGTCGTCGTGGATCCGAACCGACGTGCGTAGTATCTGACCTGCGCGAGTCGCGTGTTGGCGCTTACGTTCGATCCGGGTACGATGTCCTGTGTCGCGGTGATGGTTCCGTAGACGGGCGCCTGCAGTTGGTTCGCGTAGACGTGCGTTCCGGTGACCGCGGCGACCGCGGTGTAGAGGCTGAGGTCGGTGAGGACATCGACCTCGTCATCGAAGTTGAATTCATCACCGATAACGATGGTGGGCTTGACGGTGTACCCGACGACCGGCGGGGGATCGGTGTTGAACTGGCGAATTCCAGCGTACGTGGGCGCCAGCTTGGCGGTGAAGAAGTTGCTGACCGCACGGTGTGTTGCCGTGACGATGTAGGTTCCGGGCGCCAGGACGGTGGTGTTCGCGTATGCGGTGCTGCGGATGGGGACGCGGTTCTCTCCTACCTGGAGTGGAGGAGCCACGATGCCGAGCTGCCGCCGGCCACCGTAGGCAACGCGTGTCTCCTCACAGTAGAACACCTGCAGTGCCATGTATCCCATGCGTGCCGTGGCGACGTTCGACGTTCCAGCGGTGATGATGATCTGCTGCCGAACGTTGATCGGTGTCGCGGTGTCGAGGTTGGCGAGTTCATCATAGCGCCACGGGAAGATCGTGTCACCGAAGCTCGTCGAGATGCCAGGACCCCACGTCGGGTTCCAGTCACCGAGGTTGAGGTAGCTGTACTCCGTGCTCTGGGTCAGATCACCGCCGATGAACCCGTCGATGCCGACCTGGTATGTGAAGTCCTCGACGGTCGACGCCGCTCTTGCGATCTTCACATTGAGAGCGCTGAGCGACGCCGCCAGCGCCGCGGCAGCGGTGTAGACGAGCCGAAGAAATACGATGCGTTTCCCGCTGAGCTCGTTGGCGAAGGCAGTGACACCGAAGTTCAGGCCGAGCTGATCGGGTGGGCTGATGGGCACGAGGAACTGGATGTAGGTGTTGTCCAGTGGGTTAGCGAGTACCTGTGCGACCGTACCACCACCGCTACTTACGGAGATGGCCGTTCCGGTGATCGTCCCAGACTGAACCGGAATCGTCACCATCCGAATGGGACCCGTCCGGTCGGCGGTCGAGGCCGGGTAGATGCTGAGACCTTCGGCGATGTTGGCGACGGTCTGAGGTGGCAGTGCGTTGACTCCGATGCCGCCGGACACCACGGTTGCGCTCGTGTCAATGCGCATCAGGTAGCCGTACTCGTTTGAGCTGTCGGGCACGAAGTCGGCCTGCTGGATGGGAACCCACTCCATGCCGACGTTCTGCGGCGCGTGGGGGTTGTAGTCCACTAGAGTGCCCTCACCGTCGTCCGAAGGTTGCGCTGTGCGAGTATGTCCGAGATGCCGAGGCCGACGGCGTTACCGACCTGCCGAGCCTGCGCCTCGGTGGTAACGACACCCTCGAACGTCACCGAGATCGAACCCGGACCGAAGGTGATGTTGGTCGAAGCGGTGTCGGCGATCATCTTCTTCAAGGTGTCCAGCGGGGACACGACCTCGGCCTTGCCACCCTCGGCGATCTGCGCCAGCACACCGCCCGGCCGTGGCTGGACGACACCACCCTTAGCGAGTCGAGGAATGCGCGGCAGGTCACCCGGCAGGACGTCATCCACCCGCTTGATGCCGTCATTGATCTTGTCGATGGCGTGGTTCAGCAGGTTCTTGATGACGTTCGCGATCTGGCCACCGACGTCCTTGACGAACGCCGTGAGACGACTTGGCAGGTTCTTGATGAACCCGATGATCGAGTCGATCGCCGACTTGGCGTTGCTCTTACCGGCGCTGAAGACTCGTGAGAAGAACCCACCGATCGCGGAGGCGATGCTCGATGCGAGGGCGACGATGCGGCCGGGTAGCGACTTCACGAACCCCACGATGAAGTCGATGCCGCTCTTCGTGATGGCCTTGGCTTTGTCCCACAGCCCGACGAAGAAGTTACCGAGGATCCCGGGCAGCGCCTCGACGGCGTGAAGAATCATCTTCGGCAGCTCGGTCATCGTGAAGATGATGAGACCGATGCCGATGCCGATCTGCTCCAGTACCGAGTCGAACAGGAACTTGAAGAACCCGATGATCAGACCCGGCAGCGCCTTCAGTGCGTCCATGATCTTACCCGGGATCGCGGTGAAGAAGTCGATGACCTTCCCAAACCCTGTCGCCACGGCCTTACCGATCATGACGAAGAACCGGCCGATCGCCTGAGCTGCGATACCGATGCCCTTACCCGCGAGCTTCACTGCGTCGATGAACGTGTCGACGATGGCAGCCGACGTCTCGAAGACCGCGATGAGAAAACCCATGACCTCGACGATGACCTGGATGTTGTCCAGCAGGTCCTGTAGGACCTTCTGCCCCTTCGCCGACTTGAAGAACGACGCGAGCTGGTTGGTCATGTCGGTGAGCGTCTTAATGAAGTCTTCACCTTCATCACTCGCGTTACCGAAGATCGCACCAAGGAGACGGCCAAGTGACACCGTCAAATCCTTCAGTTCACCCAGCACACGAAGTGCGTTCTCGACGAAGTCGTTGAACTTCCCCGTCTTGATCGACGCGGCGACGAAGTTGTTGAACCTTGTCAGCAGGTCACCGAACGCGTTGGCGAACCGCTTGACGAACGGCAGTCCGGCGTTGACCAGCTCCAGCATCGTGTTGACGAAGTTGACCAGCGGCACGTTGAGGGTGTTGATGATGCTGGCCGTGGTGGTGAACAGCGTGTTCAAGATCTTGAGCGTCTGGTCCTGGTCGACGAACGCGAGGAAGTTCTCGACGAGTCGTCCCAGTGCGTTCGCCACCTGGTTGATGCTTCGCTGAAGACCGGGCAGCAGGTCACGGATGGTCGAACCCAGGTCACCGACGATCGGCGCGAAGAACGACTGCTGGATGTTCTTCCGAAACCTGGTGAACACGCTGTTCAACCCGGTGATCTCCTTGACCACCGATCGTGCCGCCGGCGCGAGGTTCTTCATCGCCTTAGCGATCTTCTCGGGATCACCCTCGTTGACGGCCTTGATCGCCTCGCCGAGCCCTTGGAAGGCGAACACGAGTGGGACGATAACGGCGATCAGGGTGCCAAAGATGGCGGGGATCGGACCGACGAGACCGACCAGCTCGGCAAGTGCGGCACCCAGCGCGATCACGGGACCGGTCAGTGCGATGAGCACGCCGATGATCGCGATGATCTTAAAGATGCCGGCGGGGTTGATCGCCTCGGCACCCATCTCAACGAGTGACGAACCGAGGTTGGTGACGCTGTCCGTGAGCTTCTGAAAGATGCGTGTAAGCGGGTTACCCATCTTCTTGTCGATGAGTTTCGACGCCAGCTCCGCCTCGATGACGACCTCGGCGAGGTCACGGGTCGCGTTACGGCGCATGGCGTGGAACGCTCGTTCGATGCGGTCTCCCGCCTTCTCGAACGAGCTTCCCACGCTGTGAGCCGCGATCTTAGCGGACGCTGCGATCAGTTCCTCGGCATCGACGATGTCAGCGGCCGCGACGTCGAACGACCGACGAATCTTATCACCCGCGTCATCGAACGAGTCTTCGATGATGCGAGCGCTGACCTTACCGTCCTTCGCGGCGAACTCAAACGTTCGCTTGATCTCCCGACCGGCCTTGTCGAACGAGCTCGTGATCTTACGCTGGAGTATCTCCGTCTGCTTCTCGACACCGCTGTACGCCTTCTCCACGTCTCGGTTGAGTTCACGTGAGAAGTCTTTGGTGTCGGGTTCGATCTCGACGAACGCGCGGTCGATCGGCTGGGTCACCGGTTACCTCCGGAGTGTGCCCTGACGCATCTGCGCAGAGAGCATCATGTTTGCGACGACCGTCGAGTCCTGGTCATCATCCGTCCACCAGCTCGGCACGGGAATCCCACGGTCGTCCACCCGTGACGTAAGCCGTCGACTCACGCCTCGAGGAGGTAGCAGAAGACGGTTCAACGCATCTCTCCTGTCTTCAGGCGCGGTGCTTAAGAGGTAGCGATGGATGAGGTTGCAGAGCCGATCGAGGGCGAGTCCGTCGGGATCGACACCTCGCTCGGCACACCAGCCGTCGAAGATGTTCCAGTTTCCTCCGTCGCTGAGCCATCCGAAGAGCTCGACGACGGCTTCGTAGGGCGCTGACCCAGCTCCTCCACGAGCCAGCCGATGATGTCCATCGCCTGCGCGATGTCGATCGGGTTGGTCTTACTCCGCAGCCGTTCCTTCATCAGCTCGAACGAGTCGTCGAGAAGGGTGGCGTTGAAGAACTCTTCGACAAAGCGCATCTTCTCGTTCAGCGCCTCAGTGGTGTTGATGTTGACGACGATGTCACCGATCAGCATCGCCGCGACGCCAGGAGTGCAGTAGAAAGTGTCACCGTCGGCGGTGAACTCACGAGGTGGATTTTTCCGGGAGAAGTCCTTCATGCAACGAACGTAACCGACACCACCGCCGAGATGAAACAGTGTCACACCGTCTGAGGTCCGATCTGCGCCGCGTGAAGAGCGTTGAGGAGGAACGGGTTCGGTCGCATGCCCTTCACAGACTTCGCGTACACGAACTGCGACGCGTTGTGTGGCTTGAACCGCAGGTAGCGCTTCGTCTTCGGGGTGATGAGGTGGTGAAGTGGACCGTAGAGCCCCGTGCCGTCGTGAACCCAGATCGCGTACTCGACGTTCGTTCCGATGCGAACCGTCAACGTCCGGGACGACTTCTTCTTAAGCTGCACCGAGATCGACGCACGCAGCTTACCGGTGTCGATCCGCTTCGGTCCGGACGCTCCGCCACCGAGGTTCTTTCTCGCCTGCGCCTGCACACGGTAGCCTCGAACGAGTAGTGCCTTCGCCACGGGACCGGACGGACTGGTGAGAATTCGCTCGATCTCCACGTGGTTGAGCTTGTGTGTCACATGCCTTCCCACGAGTCATCTCCTAGAGGATCTGAAGAGCGAACTTCAATGACACCTCACCTACGTCACCGTTGACCTGGCGGTCACTGGATGAGATCCGGTAGTCATCGATCTGTCCGCTCACCAGCATCGTGGAGAGACAACACTGGACCGCGGTGCGCATGTAGAACTCCTCCACACACTGGAGAAGTGCGGCGTGCGTCTGCTGTGCCGGTGTAGGCGGCGTCTTACCCTGGTTCGTCGGTGGTGGATGATACTCACAGCGAACCAGTGATGCCGTCACCTGAACGGCGGTCGCACCGATCTGACACTTGTCGTTGGCGTCCTCGAGCGCCTCGACCGGGAACCGTGTGGACGTGTACGGTCCGTGGAAGAACACCAGGCCAAGCTGTGAACACGGGTTGCCGGGACTACCGACGTCCCAGGGTACCTCCTGACCAGGTGCGATGAGCACACGATCGGGTCGGCCGAGGGTTCCGTCGGCAACGTGATCGGCGAGTTCCTGCGCGATGCACTCGGCGACCCCGGTGACCGCGACAAAGTACGAGATCGGAGTCAGCATCAGGTGATCACCGTTCCCGTGACCCGGAACTCCGGCCCGTCGACATCGTAGAGCTTCGCACGGGCCTGGAGCTTGTTCGGGTTGAACCGCTGGATGAACTTGTTCACGTACTTGAGCTCATCGAACCCGGACTCGACCATCGACTGAACATCTTCCAGTGTGAAGGACAGTCCCTGCCTTGTGATGTTGGTCACGTTGTCGGGTAGTGAGCAGTCCGCACCTAGTGTGTCCTGGATGATCTGGCAGAGCAGCTCACCCATGGCGAACCGGCCGAGGTTAGGAAGTGGTTCACCGTAGATCGCGGTGACGGACCACGTTCCCGTCTCGGTGATCCCCTTGTTCAGGTCGTTGCAGAGCGGCCACAGCTCGCCACCTAGTCGGACGAGCTTTCGGTAGTCGTCCAGTCGGTAGTCGGTGACGGGATCGAGTACCGTACCGTCGACCGTCACCTGCACGATCTCACGCACGGGTCCGGGCAGCATCGTCTCACTGACGATCGAGCACGAGCAGTTCGTGCCGCAGAAGCCACACGCGATGTTGTACCACAGACCGTTGATCAGCGCGGGCACAGGTCCACCGCCGAACTCCCACCAACCGGCCGACAGACGAGGCCAGTCCGCCCCAGAGCACTCCTTGCGGCACGGTCGGATAGTTACCTGGCAGGTGTCGAACCGCTGTCCGGTGGCGTAGTAGAGGATCTCACTGGCGGCACCGACCGCGTAACCTGAGATGGCCGCGGCCTCGGTGGGGATGGTGCAGAATGACACGTACTCGTACGGTCGGCACGGTCCCGGTGAGTAGAAGTCGTCAGCCAAGATGACCGGACCTCCCGTGATCGATGATGCACTAACGGTGAGTGATCCGAGGTTGACGGTAGCCGTTCCGATCCGTGTCACCTTACCGGTCGCCGACACGCCGAGACTACCCAGACCGACGGATGCCGAGCCGGTGACGGTGACGGCCGACGGGATCGGAAGCAGGATGCCGACCCACGCATTCATCCGGTTGGAGCCGCCACACACCGGTTGCGGTGAGACGGTCTGTGCCGTCGCGAGTGTCTTCACATCGACGGTGAAGATCCGGTTCGGCGACTCGAGCAGCTCGGTGAAGCCGGTCGCTTCCGTCCACGCACCGCCACCCCAGTTGGTGGCCATGGCAACCGCGAACCGGTCGTTGCCGCCACTGGTTGCCAACACGAGAGGTGCCACGGTGTCGTTGGAGCTGCCGGTGGTGTTGCCGTCGGCGGCCTCGAACGGGTTACCGCTGAGGACACAGTCCTTAATAGCAAGTGCACAGCCCTCGATGAACGGGGTGGCACCACCTAGACCAGGATTGACGGTGAACTGGTACGGACCGGCACCGACGACGCTACGTCGTCCCCAGTACCCGAAGAGGCTGTGGTCCGGTGAGCTACCCGTCGGGCTGTTGACCTGACGTAGGTCACCACCGATGGTGAATCCAGCGGGAGCCGCGGAGATGGACGTCCGACCGTCATCCTGAAACCACGCGCAGAAAATGACGTCATCGGGTTGCGATCCAGCGGGTTCCGCGAATGTGGGAGTCGCCGATCCGCCTACGGTCATCGCGCCTACCGCGCGAATGGACGGCGCGACCACGGTTAACTCGCGAGGGTGACGGAGGCGACGAGCTGTCCGGACGGGATGCGGAAGTTGTCACCTGCGGTGATGGGGTTGGCGACGACGGTGCCTGAGAAGCCGAACACACCACCTGCACCGAGGGTCCAGAACGTGCAGTGCGTGTACGTCTCGCTACCTACGACGGTCGTCCAGTCGATGTTCGCGTTCGACGCCTTGGATCCAGCGGACGCGGCGGCCATCGAACCGGACACGTCGACACGTGTGGTGTTGGCCGCGACGTTGTTCGTGCCGTTGGGGCCCGGTTGGCCGATGTGCAGCTGCATGAACTTGTACGTGGCGAACGCGTTGTCGAGTGCCGCGTTGCCGGCGGCAGGACCCCATCCGGGTGGCATGTCAGCTCCTTCTTACGTAAAACGGCCGGGTGGCGGGCCTCCACCAACCACCCGGCCGTCCTCTTCCCCCGGATCACCCTCTCTGACGATCGCCGACGTCGTCCGAGAAGTTACGACAGCGTCACGGCCCCGCAGGACGAGGTCGGTGGCGCCGTGGACGTGATGTTGAAGAGCCAGTGGTCGCCGGACTGCACGTTCTCGTCGATCCACGGTCCGGCGCTGCCGGGGCCGTTGCCCCACTGGAGCGACGCGTCCTCCGTCTCGGCGACGAACGACATCGTCAGCGGACCGTTCTCGATCGTGTAGTCCTGGACCATCGCGTGCCCGACGTTGGGCCACGCCCAGTACACGTAGAGCTGCTGGCCGGCAGCGTTGCAGCGACCGGGTCCGGTGACCTTCTGCCAGGTCTCCATGGAGAACCGAGCGGTGACGAGTCCCGTACCGCCGGCGACGCCGGTACCGGTAACACCCGCGGTTCGCAGCAGTCGTTCGCCGGTGATGAGCACGAACGCGTCCGGGTCGAGTACACACATCTGGACGGTGAGAGAGACCCGCGAGAGCTCGGGTTCACCCTTCTCGTTGATGCAGAACCGGCCACCCGCGTTGCGCTGCTGGTAGACCTCACCCTCCTCGTACTGCGGGGAAGGTGCGATGCTGATGAAGCCGTCGGTGACGACGACCGCGCTACTCGCGCCGGTGATCGGAATGCCGCAGGTGTCGACCGCGACGAGCCGCATCACCGTGCCCTTGATCGCAGATGCGCAGAGCTCCATGTGTTTTTCCTCTTACGTCGCGGAGTTCGCGGCGCCGGTTACGGCGCCGCCGGTCGAGACCCGGACCGCCGCGTGACAGCAGTCCCAGCCGAGCACGTACGTTCGTTCGACGATCAGCAGCAGGGTGTTCGTCGCGCGGTTCAGCGAGGCGGGCCGGGTCGCCACCTGCTTGGGTGCCGTCCGGTATCCCATGAGCGCCCCCGTCGCGTACATCCAGCTCGTACCCGCCGGCGCCGTGGTGCCGTCGGGTGCCGTGCCGAGGAACCCGCTACCGGGAATGACCTTGTTTCCCTTGGCGGTGTACCACAGGCCGTTGCGCAGGAACACGAGCAGCTCGTTGACGAGCTCATCGAACACCGGGATCGTCACGTAGATGTTGCCCTGCGCGCCGTAGCACGACGCGAGCTGCTGCTCCAGGTAGCCGAGACCCTCGACGACGTCGTAGGTGCCGGTCACCGAGGTCGCCGCGGTCTGTAGCGTGATCAGCGAGTCACTCGAGTCGAGGACCACCGTGTTGGCAGCCAGGTGCGGCATCGCGATGCCGGCGTCACCGTGAACGGTACCGGACCAGAACGATCGCTCCACCTCGAGGTGCTCATACCGGCGAAGTGCCTCATTGACGTTGTTCTCGGCGTCGTCCCACCAACCGACCGGCGAGCAGTCGATCTCGGTGTACACCGTGAACGGCGTGGCTCCTCGCCAGACTCGGTCGGCCGTATCGGACTTCGTCGGGTTCGAGCCGGTGACGATCGGTGACTCGACGCAGATGTCATACGTCGTCGAGGCGCCTCCGCATACCGCGGGATATGTGATCCCGTTCTGCCAGTGAGGATCACCGTCATCGACCCACTGCACGTAGTCGAGCAGCGTGTATGACTCGGGGGTGACCACCGGTCCCGCCACGGGCTTACGACGTGTCGTCATCGGTGGTCACCTCCCTGAGGTTCGTAGTTCATGCCCTGTCGGTCCGGCCCTTAGACGTTGCAGCCGGTAGCCGACGCCGCGCCCGAGATGCCGTTCACACAGTCGTCCACGGTCACCAGGCGGGACTCGTGACCGACCTTGGCGACCAGCCAGCACTCTTCCATCCACGCGGCGGTGTGGTCGTTGGTCGCGTTGAGGACCGAGTCGCGGACGACGCCCAGGTCCAGCGTCATGCCCTGGCCGCGAACGAACGTGCCGGCGGGGTACATGAGGAACTGGGTGTTGGTTCCCCAGTTGGTGGGCGGCGTCGCGGCACCCGGCTGACCGGAGGCCCGCACCTGCCAGTCCGTCACCCACTGGGTGCGGATGTTCCGGCAGTCGAACCAGTCGGCGATCATCGAGTCGGTGACGCACTGCCAGTCGCTCACGCCGGTCCGCATCGACATGTCGGCACGGATCTTGTCCTTGGCGAACCGCGGGTACACGGCCTCCATGACGGCGTCGTCGCACATCGCGTACTTCTCGATGAGATCCCGGCGCTGGAAGGCGGCCGAGTTCAGCAGACCCCACGAGGACGAGACATCGGAGCCGGTCGTGGTGACCGGGACCGAGTTCGCCGTCGAGATGAGCGCCGCGATGAGCCGCGTGTTCATGTAGTGGTAGTGGATCGCCTCGACCAGCCGCAGGTGGTTCTGGATCAGCTCCGGGAACGCGTCCTGGGTCAGGTTGCCGACGGTGACGCACATGCCGTCACACGCGAGGGTGGCGTCGTTGTAGGCGGGACACGGAACCCGGACACACGGCTTGGTGCCGGACTGCGCGGTGCCGGTGACGGCGGCGACGTCCTGGGTGTTGGTCCAGGTCCAGGCGACGCCGGCGAGCGCGGCGATGTCACCGTACGACGGCGACGTGGGCCACTGGATGCCGCCACGGTTGATGCCGATCGTCGGCAGGTCCAGCGTACCGTCCGAGCAGACGATGTTGTAGAAGTCGTACGAGATCTCGTGCGGTGCGCACCAGCCGCCGGCCGCGATCAGCGTCGCCGGGTTGGTGGCGTGCTCCATGATCTCGGACATCTGGTCGAGGTTCATCTTCTCGTCCATGCGGTACGCGAAGTCCCGTTGGAGCTGCGCGACCGGCACGCGGTTGCCGACGCCGTTGTTCGTGACGCTCATGGTCCGCGACCGTGCGATCATCGCCTTGGTCAGCGCCGCCATGTTCGGGATCTGTCCGCCGTGCGTGAAGCCTGGGATGTCGGCCGACGCGACGAGAACGGGCATGCCGCGCTCGGGTGCGTCACCGATCTTCGATAGGCTCTGCGCCCGGCCGAGGTCCACCTCGGAGGTCGTCAGCGTGCGGGTCTGGCCACGAAGCGACGGGTTGAGGTTGCGCTTCGGTCCGCTAAGGCCGCCGAAGTCGCGAAGAGCGGTGGTAACGCCACCCTGCTTCACCGCGGGAATGACCTCGCCCTCGAGCGCGGTCGTGTCGGAGGTGGCCGCGGCGGTGCCGCCGCTTACACGAGCCTTGATCGCCGCGGCGGACTCGCTGTTCTGTGTCGCCTCGGCGGCACGTCGCGTACGCTCGGTACGGACTCGGTCGATGGAGTCGGCCAGGAAGGTGCCTCGCTCGACATGCTCGGAGGTGACGTTGTCACCGTTGAACATTGCCTCGACCTCGGACGCTGCCGCGGCCTCGAAGGCGTCAAGGTCCTCACCGCTGAGGCCGCGAATCTCATCGCCCTCAGGCAGGACCATCTCGTTTTCGTCCACCCTGTAATTCCTCACGGTGAGAAAGTTGAAGATCTGGTCGGATACTACAACACGGTTGCACAGTTGAACTACGACCGCCTAGCAGGTTACCCGCGACTGGTGGTCCGAGAGTTCGCGATGGCGTTGGCCTGTGAGGCGGCGGCCTGGGCCTGCGGGTCGCCGTCACCGAAGCCGGTCACCACGACGGGCGGCTGCTGAGCGGACGTTTCGCCGTTACCGCGCCGCTTGGCGGCACAAGGTGCACATCCCACTTTTCTCTCCTTCGGGGGAAGGACGGTCGCCGCACTCGCGGTTAGCGGTACGGTTCCCGTGGTGATCCGCCGACGGATGTCGGCGAGAGCCTGCCTGTTGTCGATGCCGAGCCGTGCGCGAATGCGCCCGAGCTCCATCCGGTTGGTGCCCGTGTCGACGGCCTCGACCGTGTCCTCGACGTACGCGGCCTCGGTCAGCATGATCGGAACGGTGCTCGCGGTGACGACCGAGTTGTCGTCGACGCGGACCGCCGCGACGTTGGTGCTGCGTGCGAACCCGGGTACGGGAACGGCGAGTGCCGCGACGAACTCCTTCCAGCCGCGACGTTCACGGTGAGGAGGCCAGTCACCCGACAGCTGACACGCGGAGAACCGGAGGAAGTCCTCGCTGGACATCGGCATGATCGCACCGGCGACCCACGGCGCCTTGTGCTGCCGCGACTCACCGACGCGGACGACGGCGGCGATGGAGCACGAGTTGTCGTAGTGACTCATCCGCTCCTCGGCGTCGTCCGATGCGTACGGGCTGAGGTGTCCGCAGTTCATCGTGATCACACCGGTGCGGATCTTGATCAGCTCGCCGTCTTCACCCATGACGACGGTAGGCCGGTTCATCCAGCGGGTGTAGTCGACGTTGCCCATCGGGATCGTGATCCGCTTGTTGCGGAACGCGCGGTGCGGTACACCCGACGGTCCGACGAGACCAAAGATGTGACCGTTCGGCTCGATCCACACGGCACCGATCGGCGGCAGCTCCGTCGGCTCGCGGAAGAACCCGATCGGCGGCACCTCGGGGATCTCGATGGTGTAGCCTCGCCGGGTCGGCGTCGCGGCTGCGGTGACGACTCTCACGTCATAATCGGAATCCAGTGCCGCGTCACGCCGTTCGCGACGCCTACGCTTCTCTTCCGGGGTTTCATCATCGTAGAAACCGCTGTCGTCCTCTTCAGCGTTGTTGGTGTACGTAGGTCGACGTGAACGAGGACGGACCTCAGCACCTTCATCACTCTCAGGATCACCGATGATCTCGTAGTCTTCATCGTCGATTCCACCTTGAGCGAGTCCACCGCGATAGATGGACCGAGTGGAGTCCACCTTCGGAGGGTTGGTGTCACCTCCACCCTCGTGGTTCTTGGCGTTCGGGTCATCGTCGAACCGACCACGGAGGTCACGGATGTACCTGCGTACCTTGCCACCGGCGGCGGTGAGTGGCTCTTCATCCAGCATCGACAGGTCTCCCGTCAGTTCCAGTGAAGCCCCGACGAACGCGGGAAGGTTGACTAGCGTCGCGCCACGAACACGGCCCTTGTGGAAGATGGTCTTCTCGGGTGCGGCTCCGGCCATCATCTCGATGAGCTGCTGCTCCTCCGACATGCTGGGATCCGGCTGGGCGAAGACGAGCTCGACGTCCGACTCCTTCACCGAGTCGGCGTCGATGGAGACACCGTTGAGGTACTTGCCCTTCATCTTCCGCGCGGCCTGCATGCCGTACTGGTCATCGAGATCGATCGTGCCGCGACCCATGATCTTGTTGCCGTCGCGCCAGACCTCGGTGATGTTACCGACGTTGGTCGACTTGTCGGTCGTGCCGCCGTGACTGGTCTCGTACTGGTACATCAACGGGAGCGGTGGTGTGGCCCATCCCAGCGAACCGTTGGCGAACTCACGTCCGTCACCGGTCTCCTCACCCTCGATCGCGAGGACACCTTCCCACGAGATCGAGCGTGGGTTGGTGGTGCCGACCCGCTGGACGGGTGCATCTACTGTCGTCACCTCGAAGCTCTCCGTTCCTGCGCTGTGACCCTTCCCCGGAGGCGCGCCGACCGCCTCGACGTGGTACTCGTTGCAGAGTCCTTGCGGGTTACGCACGTACTTACCAAGGTGCCGAACACAGCGATCAAAGTCACCGGGTGTGCCCCAACGGATCTTTGCCGCACCCTCACCGTGCGTCCAGTACTCACGAAGGTCACGGTCACTCCCATACGCCTCGGCGGAGATCTTGATGATTCCCGGATCGTTCACATCGAGTGTTTCGATGTCAACAACCGTTGACTCGGTCTCGGAGGCGTACAGCGCTCGAAGCTGCGCGGCGGCCTGGGCGTGTGTCTCATGGCATCCGGCGACCGAGTTGTCGGACACCTTGACGACAGCGTAGGGCTTGTCGCCCGAGCATCCCACTCCGTTTCGGATCCGCCACGGCACCGTGTTACCTCCTCCGTTGACGTTAGCGTACAACGACTCCGTGTCGCCGGAGGCGGTAAGGGTCTTCACCTCCTCAGGGCTGGTGTTGAGGAAGTCATTCACCTCACTGTCGGTGAGTCCGGTGCCGGGCTGGTCACCTTCATCGTCATCGACCACGATGAACCGGACGTTGTCATCGTCCGTCAGCGCTGTCAAGACCTGCTTAGGTTCGGTCACGGCAGGATCACCTCCATGTGCACCCGCACCGGTCCGTAGCCGGTCGCGGGAGTTACCTTCTTGATCCGGTACTTCAGGCCTGATGTGAGAAGCAGCTCGTTCTCCGACTTGTAGCTGCTGATCGTCTTAACCCACGCGACCGGTGTTCCCGCTGGAACGTCGATCTCGAACAAGACCGGCTTACTCGAGAACGCCGGTGTCGAGGAAGAGCTGGTGGACAGGAACCCGGGCTCCTGGACGGCCTTGCCCTCGAGCGCCTGAAGCAGCTTGATCTTCTCTTCCTTCGTCGTGCTACCGATGTCCTGATCCGACAGTCCCACGGCGCTCCAACCGGCGCCACGGGTTACGCGAACCGGCTTCGGTATCGGCCTCATGCCGTCCTGCGCGCTCTTGACGAGCTTCTTAGTGTGCTCTGTGCACTTACTTGGGTCACGAAGGCAGCCGTTCATCGACACGTATGTCGAACCCGTGTACGCCTGAAGCGCCGACTTCTGCGGTGGTGTCCACTGACCGTGATTCTTCATCATCTGCTGATGTAGGGCGTCCATCTCAGCAAGTGATTGAATCTTGTACGATCCAGCGGGCGTGCCCGACGGAGGATGAGGAACGTCGAGGATCGTCACCGTGGGTGTGGTCTTAATCTTGACCGCTGGTGCGGCTTTGGTCTTAGCCGACGGCACACCGTACGGTGTATGCACCGGCTTCGACTTGGCGACCGGCAGACCCAGTGTCTTCGCCATCTGAAGACCGTTCTTGGTCTTCAGGAACTTGGTGACCTTGTCGGTGAACGGCGTCGGTGACGTCTTCGTCTTCGTCGTGCTGTCCATGTACGACAACACCTGCGCGGACGTGAACTCCGGATGCGCCTTCAGCGTCTCGGCGAGCGTCTGCAGCATCAGGTCCGAGCTCGTGTGCCACTTGACACCCTGGTCATCGAAGATCTTCTTGAACGACGCCCCGATCTTAGGCGTGACCGTTGCGGGCGGCTTCGGCGGCGGCTTGAGACCTCCGCTAGGTTCATCTGCCTTGAACCATATGCCGGAACCCTTCGCCATACTGGCGAGGACCTCATCGTCATCGCTGTACATCTTGACGAGAGTCCAAGAGCTCGCGTCGTCGGGACGGGTCTGCTTAACGAACGAACCGTTCTTGTAGATCATCCGCACCTGCGGTCCGCCACCCGGCTTGCTGTACGTGGCGACGACGTCCCCGTCCTTGTACTGACCCTGCAGGATGGTGTCGTCGAGATTCAGGCCCTTGGTCGGTGACACGGTAGGTGTAACCGTGGACTGCGGGATCGATGAAGACGGTGCGTTGACCCCGAACTTCGGCTCATCACCCTTGGACCACACACCCGGAGAAGGAGAGGTGATGATGTCGATGACCGATTGCGAGTCGGTCTTCATGTAGGTGGTCTTCCAGTTGCTACCCGTATGAACCTGGTGCAGGTAGACCTGGTTCTTGTCGTCCCAGCGCCAGCGACGAGCTGCCTTTCCTCCAGGTGTCGTGTACGTCGCGATGACCTGACCATCAGCGTACTTTCCGTGCATGATGGTCGTGCTGAGGTCATACGTGGCCGGTGATGTTGTGGACGGTGTCGACGTACCTACGGTCGACGGTGTCACCTCGCCGAGGTACCACGGTCCCTTGTCTTTCAGGTAGTAGTACGTTTCAGCCTTGCCGAGGTGTGGATCAGGCGTGAACCAGTCACCATAGTCATACTTGACCTGGGTAACTACCTTGCCGTTCTTAAAGATAACTCGAGCGGCCACAACCGGAGGAACATTGCCGAATGCTGCACCAAGATCAGCATCCGCGTACGTCGCGATAACCTCTCCCTCGACGTACTTTCCATTGAGGATCGCGTTGGTAAGCTTCGGCACCTTCTTCGGTAGCGTTGTGGGAACGGGTGACGGCGCGATCGATGGTGTCGTTGATGTACCCACGGTCGACGGTGCTATGTCACCGAGGTACCAGCCGTGTCCTGCGTCGGCACCCTGAAGCTTCTTATACGCCTCGGCCTTGCCGTACCCCTTACCCTTCCAGACCCCGTTCGCGTCCTTGAGCTGAACCTCGATCTTGTTGTTCTTGTACACAACACGCAGAAGTCCGTCACCCGACGTGGCGATGACGTCACCGTCCTGGTGCTTCCCGTAGATGATCGCGTTGGTGAGCTTCGTCACCTTCTTGGGCAGTGCGCCGGAGACGGACGACGGCGTGGTCGCCGACTTGAGCGGACCAGGTGCGGTCGTCGGCTTACCGATGCCCATGTAGCTGAAGTTGGCGTTGCCGAAGTCGTTCAGCGTGTAGTAGGTCTGCAGCGGATAGAAGTCACCCTTACCGGGTGTTCCCTCGATCTCGTCGGACAGTACCCACTTATCACCAACCTTGTACGCGACGAGTCGATGGTACTTCCCCGTCGCCGGGTCGACACCACCCACGGTGGGTTGATGTGTCGGATACTTTCCGTTTCCGACGTCGTTCCACAGCTTTGCGTGTGGTGCACCGGTCGCGGAGAGTGGACCCGGATGTGCGGCGTCCTGGACGAAACCCGCTGAGGAGGACGGTGGCGGTGCCGGTGTCGGCGTGGTCTTGGGAACGGTCTGCTTTGTCTTGAGGACGTCGTACTCCTCCAGGGCGGCGTCGTTGAACTCACCCTCGTTGTGCCACGTGCGACCCTTGTGCCACTGACCGAAGACCTGGTCGTACTCCTCTTCGTGAAGCTGAAGGTACCCCTTCTCATCCTTCCGAACGACGATGCGCAGCGGGTTCTGATGAACGTCTAGGGTCGTTCCCTTGAGGACGACGTCGCCTTCCTCCAGGTTCATCTCCAGAAGCGCCTTGTGCCAGATGTACTCCTGCTTGTAGATCGAGAGGTCGTGCTCAACACCCGACACCGGAAGAGGTGGAGGCTTGGTTCCAACCTTCGTCGCCATGTGCTGCTTGAAGGCGTGAGTCGGAGAGATACCGAGTGATGTAAGTGACGTCTTTAGTTCATCAGGTGAAGTCAGTGTCTCGACGTCACCCCAAATTGGAGACCCGTTCGGTAGGAAGTTGCCGTTAGGAACCTGGTGTTTTATAACGGTGACACCGTTGTCTGTGTAACCTACGGTGTATCGATGAGTGACCCCACTCGCGTCGGTCGTCTGCAGTAGTGTCTGCACCTGTGAATACTGACCCGACTGTGCGGCCGACCAGATGTCCTCGCTCTTAACATCACCATATGTGAACACCGGAGTGTTAAGGTCCTTCACAGACCTAATAGGTGATTCGTTATCGTCAACGAAGTCACCATCATCGAACCCCTCGTCGACGAAGTATCCCACCTTGACCTTTGACTTCATCGCCTCGAGGTCATCATCCACCGACAGCATGTGATCGTCCACGGGGTGGAAGTCGACCTCACCGGTGGATGACGAGAGAAGACCCTCGTTCTCGGCGCGCTTCAGCAGGTCCGCACGACGAGCGATGAGCTTCTCGGCGAGCTTCTTATCCTTGACGATCTCGCGGATCTTCTCAGGTGTCAACTTCTCGACGTGGTCGATGGACTTGACGAGTTCCTCGTCGGACATGCCCTTGAACAACTTCGCCGTCTGCGGGTTCTTCTTCACGTCACGAAGTGTGTCCCACTCGGGAACGTCGGTTCCGAACTCCGAGCCCTTCGACCCGCCCTGCGCCCGGTACTCCAGCGAACCACCGACGTCGATCCGGTGTGGCTTACCGTCCGCATCGAAGATGATGTTGTCGTATGAGAGTCCCGCGACATCCCAGTTGGCGAGAAGCGCGTCCATCGCGAAGCCCTCACGCGCCGCGAGCATCTTGCCGGTGGTGTCGGACTTACCGGGATGAGACACGACGTAACCCAGTGTGGCGTCACCCTCTGGAATGATCCGCGTCGCGGTGTGAACACCGCTAGTGAGACCCGGTGCTCCCGTCCCGATGACAACCTCGGGCGAGTCGATACCGGTGGCACGGTAGAGCGCGGCCGCGTCCTGTTCGTTCTGCGCGTGCTTCAGGCTCTTCTGCTTCTTGACGTACCAGCGTGATCCGTCCGGTGCCTCGAAGATCCCACCCTCGTTGGATCCCTTCTTACCGGTGACCTTCTTCAGCTTGGAGAAGTCACCGGCCAGGATGTCGTCCACACCGCCGGGTTGTGATCCCGGCACCTCGGGCTTCTTCTGGTCGGGTGGGAACAGGTCGAGGATGTTCTCCTTCCACTTCCCGTCGGCCAGCGGTCCAAGGAGCTTACCCTGGTCATCGAGCGCCTGGATCTCGTCGGCGGTGAGCCACTGGGCGTCACCGGTCTCGAGCTTCGCGTTCTCGCCCGACAGGTCGGGCACGAGCTGGTCGGGCACGGTCGCGGCATATGACGTGTACTTCCAGCCGCCGGTGTCCGGCACCTCCAGCTCGTGAAAGCCGTGAACACGGCCCTTGGCGACATCCTCAGGATTGAACCCGAGCTCCTCGACGATCTCACGTGCGGCGGCCTGGACGGGTGTCTCCTTCGAGTCGAGTCCGCCACCCGGCAGCTGCCACTTACCCGCTTGGCTGAGTGCCTTACCACGAGCTACCAGCAGGTAGCGGTCCACACCGTCCTCACCGCGGTGACGAAGCATGACCCCGGCGGCACCGTACCTGCCCCACGGACCCTTCGAGCCGTCGGTCTTCTTGACGTGACCGTCACCGGACTTACCGGGATCGGCCGCGAGCACCATCATGCCGGGTTCACCGTCGGGATCGGAGAACTTGACCTTCGTCCCCTTCTTACCCGCGGACGACGGTGGCACCGCGTTGAGGTCCAGCTCGGGCTTCTTGTTCTTGTCGGCGAAGTCGAACGGCAGCTCGTCGGTCTTCCCCTTAAGGAAGTCGAGGATCCCCTCCGCGTTGGCCGTCTTAGCGAACTTCCCGTCGTGATCTCGCGGGTGCTCCGCCTCCTTCCACCCGTGCTTACCGGTCGCCACGACCGGGTCGTCCGCGTCCTGAACACCTAGTGGATACTCGGTGACCTTACCGCCGAAGAACACCCCGACACGGTCGAAGGTGACCGGTCCGAGCTTATCGGTCGCCTCAGGCAGGACGGTGGCGACCTCGTCGGTGTACGCTAGGGTGATGTGCGGGATCCAGGGGCTGTGCTGCTCCGGTACCTCATCATCGAAGATATCCACGACGTCGGTAGTGATCGACTTGTGGAGCGCGAGCAGCAGGTCGCTGCCGCGCACGCCGAGCACCACCGCGGTGTCGAACTCGTCGGAGTTCGGATTGAAGACGTTCACCGAGAAGGTCTCGGTCGTGATCGTCACGTACCTCTCGACGATCTCCGCGACTACGTCGGTCAGTAGTCGCCGGTTCTCATCACCCCACGACGCCGCGTCGCCGAGGTAGAGCAGGGTGACGTGCAGCTGCTCGGCCGGTTCGGCGAAGGCGTCGGTGAGCTCCATGATCGCCGCGTCCGGAACCGACGGCAGCAGCGCGATCATCGCGCCGGTCTGAACCTCGGCGGCCGCGGTGATGACAGATTCATCATCCGCAAGGTGAACCTTATCGGTCCACACGACGAGCTGGTTGCCACCCGCTCCAAAGCCGGTGCCACCGTTCGTAAACCGCTCGACGTTGTCACGCCCAAGGATACCGTCATAGCCTTCACGCATGGCAAGCTGACGAAGTGCTGCTGCCTGTGCGTCTTCGGTGGAAAGACCCTTCTCCTTCTCATATCGTTCGCTAAGCGCTCGCCACCGCTTAGTTCCACCAGGAAGCATCCTTGCAGCGGCGCTTAGTGTGCCGTACACTCCTGTGGAGTAGACCGATAGGAACCGAGCGTCATCGTCCACCTTGACTGGAATGGTCTCAGTCTCGTCCGTTTCATAGAGTGAACGAGTGGTGTCGTCGATCGCGAGGTACGTTCCCGCACCCAAGAGCTTCCCGTGCGCACCGCCTGCTTTGGGATTAAAGCCACTTTCACGGATCTTATCACCACTACGTGTTGTGTGGGTGACGTGAAGATCGTGAAGTTGACTTCCCTTAACGACACCGCTTTCCTGGTAGATCGAATCAGTGATCTTACTGATGTCGAGAAGTTTTTCGGCATCACCGCCACCGTGTTCGATGAACTGACCGTCATGTCCACGCGGGTGCTCGTCCGGTACGAAATCCGCGGCGATCAGGGGCTCATCGTCTAGAGAGAGATCGAACGCGACGGAACAGCGACACTGGATGATCTCACTTGGCGGTGCGCTGACGTCACCCGGGATCATCAGGTACGAGACGCCGGTGCCGCACTCGGGGCCACCCAGTGTGAACGGGTGAAGAAGGTCGACGGTCTGTCCACCGGCGGCTTTGTGTGTGCAGCGCGTGCGCTCATCATTGGTGTCCAGCCACTCCTTGGTGCCGGTGAGACCCGAGACGAGAACCTGCTGGAACGATCCCGCGTTGGCGGCCATGTTGGCCTCGGTACGGGCGATCACGTTGGCCCGCGCCTGGCTGACCTGAGCGGCCTGCTGGACCCGGTTCGCCAGGGCGGTCGTGGACTCTCCGAGTGAGAATCCTGTCAGCAGCTCCTCGCGGACCTTCAACCAGACGTGCTGACCGATCCCGACCAGCCGGTTCGTCGCGGAGGCGAGGTATTCCTCCGCGAACGTGTCCGACACCGCGTCCGGTGTGAAGTCGTCGAACGCCTCCTCGATCCCCTGCCAGATGACGCCCGCCGACTCGAGGTACACGTCCGACAGCATCGGCATCAGCTCGGCGGAGACGTAGCCCTTCCACATGCCGGTCAGCGCGGCCATCTCACCGATGTCGACCGGCGGGACGGGCGCTCCAGCGGCGGTCACGACCCGCTGCGACTTGAAGAGCTGCACCGCCTTGTTACCCAGCGTCGTGATCTTACGATCGACCGCGGCCGCGAAGGCGTCCTCGCGCTGCCGCATCTCAGTGGGTGACCACCCGAAGATCTTCGTCACGGGTCACCGCCCGGCGTTCGCGTCGCTGGGTGCCGTGTTGTCGCGGTTCGGCGGCTTCTCCTGCGTAGCCCCCTCCGAACCCGGCTCGATCGCCTGGGTCCCTTGGTCCTCCCCTGGCGGGAGAGCTTCCTGCCCCTGGGCTTGTATCTCGACGGCCTTTCCGGTGAGCTCCTTGAGGTACTGGGGATCCGCGCCAGGGGACAGCGCCTGCCGCAGGAGAATGATGTCGATGAGCTCGGAGTTGGTCGGCATGTCCGAGTCCTCGAACCCGAGGTACCGCATGTAAGCGGTCGGAGAGATCGTGCCGTTGAGGAACGCCTTGTCGGCGTTCTCGCTGAGGTCCGGCTTCTGGGTGAGCTCACCCGCGTCATACCACGCGATGATCTCGTCACCCTCGGGGGTTCGCAGCTGCTCACCGGCCGCGACGAGCATGGGCCGCAGGTACGTCTTCGTCAGCGCCTGACACACCAGCTCGACCGGCGGCACGACGTGCTGACTGACCTCGTCATCCTTGATCTCCCAGGCACCCCAGTGGTTCACCTCGCCAAGACCGGTGATGCGTTCCTTGGAGATGTTCACCGTGGTGGCGAGTCGCTCGATCGCCTGGGCGCGCTGCTGGATGAGGTACTGGTCCATCGGCGTGAAGAACGTCAGATGCTTGATCTTGTCGAGGAACGCACCGTTGACCCGCATCGGGTACGGAAGTGCGGCCGACGCGGAACCCGGGTTCTTGATGTTCCGAGACGCGATCTCCATCCACTCCGCGATGAAGGGATCGGGTGCGTCCTTGAACTGCGGGTTGACCGGGAAGGTCATCTCCTCGGGGAACAGCAGGACACCGTTCATCGCGATGCGCGAGACCAGCGAGGCGATGATGTGCTTGTCGTAGAGTGAGATCTCACGCAGGATCGGGATCGCTGACTTGGACTGTGAGACGGACAGCCAGCCGTAGCGCGGATGCGGGTGCCGGATCTCCGCGACCATGCCCTCGATCGGCTCCCACATGCCGGGCATGACCTGGATCTCGAACTGTCCCATCTCCACGGTGCGCGACTGGTTGCCACCACCGAACAGCGACGCGAACCGGCGCGAGGAGCCACCTCGCCGCGGCCGCACCTCATCACCCGACTTGACGGACCACTGCATACCGATCAGCGGTTCCTTGCGGCCGACGAGGTAGCACTTCCCAACCAGCGGGATGTGAATCCCGAACGCCTCGTTGTTCTCGGGGTTGGAGATCTCGGCCATCAGGTCCGCAGCGGCACCGTCCTGCAGGATCTTCGGTTCATTCTCACCCTTCACCCGCACCGCGGCGACGAGACGAACCCGCGAGATCGCCTGCGCCAGCCACCAGTGTGCGTAGCCGAACTCACCGACGATGTCGAGATAGTCCCAGATCTCGTCCTGCCAGCGTTCATACTGAAACAGCACGTTGGCACGCGGGTCGGCGGGGATGATCATACCGGCCGCGGTTAGCGAGTCCGGGTCACCGTGGCCGTTGACGCGAAGTGGGTACGGTGCGGTGGAGGACAGTAGTGTGGTCCGACGTCGATCCGACATCGGCGCCTCCTTAGTCGGGCTCGTGTGTTGCGATGAGTCCGGTGACCGTGGAGGCGGCCAGCCAAATCAAGAACGGCATGGGAACGCTGGTGAAGTACGTCAGGCCCGTGATCAGACCACCCGAGACCCAGACGGAGACGCACCAGTCACACTCCCACAGGTACGCCAGGCTCTGCCCAATGACACCCCAGTGGGGCTTAGGTGGGTGATCCTCGTTCGGTCGTCCGGCGTGCTTAACACGCCACACGGCGATGTAGTCATCGGAGGGGTCGAGCCAGTTGGTCACAAGGTAGCGAGGCACGGCGACCAGGGGGAACTTGTCGCGGGTCACGATCCGAGTGAGACGGTGAGTTGCGAGTGCGATAAGCAGGTACAGGAGCCACGTCGGCATGATGCTACGGTACTACGAAACCTAGGTGGGTCTTCTAAGACACAAAAACGGCACCTAGGCGTTCACCTAGGTGCCGGGTTGAAGTCGAACTTCTTAGTCACCGGAGAACCGATAGATGGTTTCGTAGTCGACGATCTCAGGTTCAACGGACTCACGACCGTCGGTGATGCCGTCCTCGCGTGCCTCGTTGATGTCCTCTTCCCACCGATCGGCGATCTTCTCGATCGAGTCACGCATAGGACCAGACGCAGGCGCAGGAAACGCACCCTTGTAGATCGCATACTCGACAAACTTGACGATCTCTTCTCGTGTCATGTCACTCTCCTATCGCCACTGAAGCTCGGGGAACTCGTCGAGTGCGGAGCGCCGGTCGTGGGACGGGTCGTAGTCCACGTCCTCCCAGCCCTCCCAGATGTTCGTCTGGATCGGCTCACGCGTGAGCTTCTTACCTCTGCGGGGCTTCCGCTTGAGTGAGATCTTGTTGGTGGCGAGCGCGTTGTAGAGCGCACTCCACACCCGGATGTACGCGTCGTGCAGGTCACGGTCCTTCACCGAGTTCTTAAAGTTCCCGTAATTGATGTCCTGTGCCATCCGAGCGACGGCCAGTGCCCAGTCGTCGTGGGTGCAGTAGAATCGGAACTCGTAGTCGCGATCCGGCTTACGAACGATCTCTCCCACCATCGGCATGTACCGGTTCTTCAGCTCGAGCAGGTGCTTCGCTCGCCGAGCACGGACCTGAAGCAGCCGATCATCACCCCGCGGGACGCTCTTCACGTCTCGCAGGGTCGTGGAGAATGCGCCGAAGTTCGTCAGTGTCCACATATCCTGTCCTCTCCTGTTCAGTTGATGTTGACGGGCGGGATCGCGACGATCGCGAACCCTTGCTCGAGCAGCAGGTTCTCAACATGCTCGGCAATGCGATGCGAGGACTCACGGAAGTGCTCAGGCGCTCCACCGTGGATCGCGTTCACGAGCGCCTCGTAGGCGACCTGCTCTTCGTCGTTCCGCCGGATCTTCTCCATCACTCCACCACCCTTACGACGTTCACGATCCGCGTGATCTGGACGATTCGCGCCGGTGCCCACGTGTACCGAGCGTTCGAGTCACTTCGCCACGTGTCGATCGCGTCGATCGCGTCATCGACACTGACGTACTCGTTGGCGATGAACGGTGCGCTCTGAAACCAGACGCCCTTCTGGTGATGCATCGCCTTGGAGCCGTTCGACTCGATCTGCACCTCGTACGCGACCTGCACACCGAGAACGCCGTCACTGACCATGCTTGGGTCGATCATGATCATATCCTTTCCTCGATTCAGTGGCCGGATGGGCGTCGCACCCATACGCTGAGGTGTTCCAGCGTCGCTACCGTCCGGCCCACGTACCTACATCTTATCCTGCAGCGCCGCGCGAGCCGCGCGGATCGAGCGCCGGACCACCGTCATCGCATCCGCGAGCGGCAGGCCCCACAGTGACTGTGCGAGCTCGACGAGCATCCACTGACCCATGTCCATCGCGTGCTCGGTCGCCTCGGCGGTGCTGACGAGCTTCATCGCCGCGATCTTGCTAACGTACGAGGTGACCATCCGGGTGAACGCGGCCTGCGAGTTCTCCGTGTTCAGTGCGAGTGCGATCTGCGCGAACTCGGTGTTGTTGTCCTTGTTCGACATCATCCTGTCCCTTCCTCGGTTGGTTCAATAGTATCACACGTGGTGCGGTGGTGCAATGCGCCTAGCCCTGCACCTCGATCGGAACGATCTCATACCAGATCTCGCCGTCATCGGTCTCGCAGTACCAGCCGTCGGGAGTGACGCCCGGCACGGAGCGAACCTTCCACTCGACGTTCTCGTCCGCCTCGAAGTCACCAACGTACCGCTTCGCCCGCTCCGCGGTACGGTAGAGTCCGAGGTCTTCATCCTCATCTGGAATGTTCAGCTGCCAGACGATCAGTCGCTCTTCCACGTCTATTCCTTCTCATCAATCACGGCGGCGATCGCGGTAGCCAAGTCTCTCGCCCATTCATCCGACTCGGTGAACTCGACCTCATCCATTCCGTAGTTCGCCCAGTTGAAGTCCTTCACGGCGTTAAAGATCGCCTTCACCTTGTTGTCCTCCATCGTCTCATCCTCTCACTTACTTCAACAGGTCCACTACCTGAATGATCACCAGAGTCAGTAGGAACAGACCGCCGATGATCATTGCGATCCCCATCGCTTGTCCGATCTTGTTCTGCATCTGAATCATCCTCTCAGTTCTTCCGAGTGACGGTGTAGCCACGCTTACTGAGCTCGATCTCAATGAATCGTGCGGTATCCGGCGCACTGAGGCTCGTCCCTTCAAGAAGACTCCTCATCGCATCGATAAGCGCGTAATGTGCCTTTTGCGCCTCAGGAGTTCGCGTAACCTTCACCATCTTAACCCCACACCCCAAGTACGATTCCCGTGATGAACATCGCTATGAGAAGCAGTGCTACGAGAACATCCTTCGTTCGACTGGTCATCTCGATCATCCTCTCCGTTCTGTTCTTATAGTACCATTATACACCACATCGTGACACCGTGCAACCGTATCGCGGCACAAAGTGTGCCATTATGATATCATCTAGAACGAACGGCCGTCGCGCTCGTTTCCACCAAAGATGTCGTCGTGGTAGCGGTCCCAGACGTCCTGCGGTCCGGAGCCGGCGAGCACGTCGGTGGTGATCAGGTCGATGTTCGGCAGGATCGCCTCGTGATGCACCTCGAGGAACGCGAGCAGCAGGGCGTCGGACTTGTCGGGCGACATGCCCATCCGCTTGATGATCTCATCCTTGCGCTCGATCTTGACCTTGCCCGCGGAGTCCATGATCTCGTAGCGCGACGCGGTCAGCTCGGCGATCGTGTCGTCATCGACCCGCGTCAGGTCCCAGGTGCGCAGGCGGCAGTTCTCACGGCCGATGATCCAGTGCATGAAGGCGCGCATGTTCAGCACCTTCGTGTCATACCCCGCCGGAGGCGACTCGGCGAAGTTGACCGCGACGACCTCGGCGTCGTGTGCCCAGTCCCGTTCCGATCCAGCGGGGTTGGACCGGCTGCTGAGCTCCTTGAGTCGTCCGCAGATCCCCCAGCCGATGCCGGTCGAGTCGACCTTGACCCGCTGGACGTCCTGCTCTCGCAGGATCGTGGCGAGCTTACCCACCGTCCGCATCGGGTCTGAGTCGATGAAGATGTACTCCTCCAGTGCGACACGTCCCTGCCGGACCCGCAGGATCGTCCGGTCACCGCCGCCTCCGACGTCGATACCCGCCTCCTTCGGCGTGGCCGTGTTCAGCGGCAGCTCGGTGTTCTTGCAGGCGATAGCCCAGGCGTACGGGATCGTCGCGTACGGGTCACCGACGGTGGGGAAGACACCCTCGCACTTCGACTGGAAGATCGCCGATTCGCGACCCCAGTGTTTCGCACGGTCCTCGACCCACACCGGGTGGATGAGCACGTCGTTGACGTACCGCGGAACGTCCTCGCCGGTGAAGTTCGGTGTGTCCGCGTACCCGATCTTAATGACGTTCCAGTCGCTGTCCTTGGCGCAGACCTTGCCGAACTCCGTCTGGACGTCGTCCGGGTTGCCGATGACCAGGATCCGTGAGTGCTCGTTCGCGGCGAGCGTCGACGCGGCGTCCCACATCGACTTGACGACGCCACAGGCCTCATCGATCACGACGAGCAGCTTCCGCGCGTGCAGACCCTGGAACGCGTGGGTGTTGTAGTCGCTGGGCTTGCGCCCGAACGCGACCAGCTCACGGCCGATGTACCACTCCGTCAGGTTCGTCCGGCCCGGCAGTCCGGCGTCACGGTGCAGCCGGTTGATCTCGCGCCAGAGGATCGCCTCGACCTGCGGTGCGGTCGGTGCCGTGGTCACGACGAACGCTTCACCCGGTAGGTGACAGTCGAGCCACCAGCAGACGGTCGTTCCCGCGACGAATGACTTACCCGTCTCGTGGCAGCTGTGAACGGCCGTCTTCCGGTGGTCACGGACACTCTGGATCGTCTCACGCTGCTTGGACCACAGGAACAGGTTCGCTCGCTCCTTCGTCCACAGCACCGGGTCACGCTGGTAGCGCCGCCCGGGTGGATCCGCGAGCTGTAGCATCGCCTGACCCGGCGTTCCGATCCGTGGCAGTGAGCCGAGCTTCACCATGCTACCACGGTAGCATCGTCAGCGTGTCCTCTTCCCACGGTGGGCATGGAATCGGTCGACACATCCTACGCCGCATCACCGAGTTACGTCCACCTCGCCGACGAACGACACGATCACGGTTGCGATCAACCTCGAACCGGTACAGGTTGAAGTTGATGAAAGATCCATTGGGACGAAACACCCCACGGTGTACCATCCGCCTCATATGTGAGTTCACGTCATCTCCTTACTTCTTCCTCGTCTGGTCGATCTCCCACGCCTGGTGTACGTCGTGCTGAAGCTGCTCCAGCGGGGTCGCGGAACGGTACGGGGTCGGGTGCTTCGACGCTAGACCGGTCGACGGCAGACGACCGATGAGGGCGAGTACCAGCACCGCGATCCCGACGATAACCACCCGACCACACAGGATCAGGATGTCACGTCTGGTCCACATCTTGTCATCACACTCCTCTCAACCAAAAGGAAGAGCGACGAACCTTCCGGCTCGTCGCTCTTTTTCGTTCGAGAGGTCTAGGTCTAAGGTATCAGGTGCGTCATGTTAGCGTAGATGCACGCGATCCCGATGATGAGAACGCCGATGATCGCGAGCACCAGGTCTATCTTGCCGTTGTTGTGCGGTGGCAGTGGTGTGGTCGGCACTATGACACACCGCCAATCACGTTCCAGAGCCAGCAGCCTCCGCAGAGGCAGAGCAGCATCCCGATCAGGATGCTGCCCATCAGCGACCATGAGCTGACGCGCTTGCTCAACTCTCGCCGCCGCCTCCGCGCTTGATCGTCCAGACGATCGCGCTGACGAACAGGAACACCATGACACCGCACGCGATCCAGCCGAGCGTGTCCACGTCTCCCCAGGTTGCCTGGTCCATCCCTACCTCTTTCTACTTCGTCGTGGTGTTTCCGCACCAAGCGTCCCACTCTGGGACGCGGCCGATCGCGTTGAGGTCGCGCGTGGTCGTGTAGAACGCCACGCCACCGATGCAGAGCCGAACGATGTTCGGGTGCTGGTCCAGGTTCGCGTAGATCTCGATCTTGTCGGGATCCTTGATCGGGACACCCTCCAGGTCGCGCGTATTCGCGCCGCAGCCGGCGAGCACCAGACCCGCGGCTACGACCGCGACGATTCCAGCGAACTTCTTACCTCGTGTCATGTCATACCCTTCGTCGGTCTTACTGAGTGGATCACATCGGAATCGAACCGACCGCTCTCCGGAACCTCGCTGTCCGGCGGTGGTGCCTCCCCACCTCTGACCCTTGAGCCGCCTTGCGGCGGCCTTCTTACTCCTCGATCAGCGTGAAGTGGGGGTCATCACGGTACTGACGGTCGGTCCGCTCGCGCTGCTCATCGGCGATGCGCTGGGCGTTCGCGGTCCGTGCCAGGTACTCGTCGTAGGTCTCATCGAGATCCACGTGAGCCTGCTCGACGGTCTCCCGTACGCGCTCCCACTCCCGGTCCTCAGCCTGCTCGATCCGCAGGTCCTCGGGCTCTGCCATGTCTTTCACTCCCTTCGTTCTACATCATGTTCCAGTTTTACCCTCGTACCGACGAGCGAGCCGAGTTCATCGCCCTCGCGGCTCCATTCCTTCTGATCCCACCCCATGCACCAGGCGCAGATGTCACTCGGGGCGTTCTCGTATGCCTTCTCGATCGCCTCTTCACGTGTCTCGTCCTCGGTCTCTTGGTCATCGACCTCGACATCGACGTACACCCACATCAGCTGCGGAATCCCGACCCGGTACCTCGCCATGTCCTCATCCTCTCCTCGCCGTTAAGATAATAGTATCACACATCTGCACAACGTGCAACGTGCGACGAAGACGGCGGACGAACGGTGACCTACGATCAGTCGCGCCACGTACCTCGGCGGTGGAACGGCGGAACACCCGCGACCGCCAGCAGCGTTAGGAAGATCGTGAGGAGAACCGGCCAGAACCACGGCCAGTGAAGCAGCTCGTGAAGATACGTTGAGAGGTCATCCGGCGCCGGGGTGCCGGTGGGGCTAGGCGTGGGCTTCAGCACTTCGTCTCCTCGGTTGATCGATCGAGCTGCTCATTACGGTCTCGTCCGTTCAGGCAGATGCCGCGCTCGACGAGCGCCTGCGGGGGATGCGCACGGCGGTGGTTCAGCCAGCGGTTCCACAAGCGGTAGCAGGTGCCGCACATGCCTCGCGCGTGATACCTGCGGTGGGGGTGGCAGACTGCGTAGTGGATGGGTGGCAGCAGGTCCTCGAGGTCGTTGCGCAGGAACCGGCCGATCCGATCATCGTAGATCCAGCGGTTAATGCCCATGTCCACGTCGACGAACTGCGGCACCGCGGGGCCAAACGCGCGTCTTCTCACGTCTCATCCTCTCCTCGTTCATGTTCGTAGCGGGGGCGGGATTTGAACCCGCGACCTTCAGCTTATGAGGCTGCCGAGCTACCGAGCTGCTCCACCCCGCTAGGCCCGGGAGGTCCTCCACCGGCTCGGGAGTCCCGCGGTCCGTCGCGGAACGACTCCACCCTTTCCACGGGTGGCCGTCTACACCGGTGGACCGCGTCGACTCGGTCCCTCCCTAGGTGTTCGTCGACCGAGTCCTTCTCTCACCCCGGTAGATCGGGTCGCACCACCCCGAATAGCGACGAACACTTGAGAGGTACCGTGGGATCGAACCACGCCGGTAAACATCGTTCTCTACTCACTGTGTGATCAGCTTTCGAGTCGTTATAGTTACCCATCACCTTGAAGGTGTACCCCGGAGCTCGATCGTCCGGTGCCGTCCCCGTGGATCGGACGATCGAGCAGGTCTATCCTATCATACGAGCGTCGTCGAACGTGTCTCGGTCGGGTCGAGCCGGTCAGTCTGAACGACCCCAGTACTCGCCGACGACCGCGACGATGACCGCGACACCGATAAAGATGACGCACATGTTCTGGTTGAGGAACTGCCAGAAGCTCATCGCTTGCTCACGTTCACCTTCGGTAGGTGGATCGGGTTGGACGGGTCGATGATCCCCGGCTGGTCCTTGTTCTTCAGCTCACACTGGGTTCCGATGATCGCCAGGATGAACAGGACACCGGCCAGCGTGATCAGGTTCTTGATCAGCTTCACTCGGGGTTCTCCTCGCCCGGCTCCGACGGTCCGACCAGGTGCGAGCTGGATCGTCCGGTCGGAGCCACGTCGGCACCCCAGCCCTCGGTGTCGTACTTCAGACTCGCCGGTGCACCCTTCCAGCCGTAGATCGGCGTGCCGGCGATCGAGTCCATCGGCACGGTGACGAGCCGCTGGAAGTCCTCGAAGCCGAGCCGCGACGCGAGCAGCTCCTCGAACCGCTCGTTCGTCCGGACGTCGTCATCGCCGGTGACGTACCAGAACTGCTCGCCGTTCTCCTGCTGCACCTTCAGCGCGAGGTAGGTGTACGACTTCGTTCCGCTGAATCGCTTGACGAACGAGACCTTCGTCCCCGGCGAGATCTCGTCGACGTGCAGGTTCTTGACCCGCTGGACGATCTCGGCTGCGCGGTCCTTGGACGCGCTGTCGCGCTGTTCCTTGAGCATCTCAAGTGCGTAGTCCACGTTCTTCGTTTCCTTTCCACTCGGTTCGTTGAGCTGGTGCGCGGACACGGGCCAGCGTATGCCACCCCGCGGAATCGTGATCCTCGAAAAGAGATGATCGATCATCTCAAAGTCGTCCATGGTTCAATAGTACCAAGTGAGTGCTAGTGAATATCCCCACCTGTGATGATGAGCCACAGCGCGAGGGCCGCGCCGGCGAACAGCAGGACGATCCACCAGATGTGCGGACGTGGAGATACACCTCGGTGCCACCAAGTCGCACGCGAAGATAACGACTGACCACCAGCGCCCTGTCGTTACATACATTAATCTTGATTTTCATCAGTCCTGCCGATCTAGGACGTTGGTAATCGCCTTGAGCAGGCACTTACGTGAACACGCGTACCAGTCGCCACCCAAACCGCCAGCGGTTCTGGTCGTCTCGGTCACGTCACCATAGAGACCCAAGACCTCGTCCTCATCGGGTCTTACGAAGACGATCTGGCCGCAGGCGTCACAGGTGTACTGATGCACCTGAATGAGTTCCTTCACCGAACGACACCGTCCTCTCCGTCCTCACGCATGTAAAGTCGCACGGGATACGTGAGATCTGTGACCCCGTCCGCGTTCCAGTCCACGCGGAAACGCTGCCACTCCTCATCTTGCCGCTCGGCAATGATCGTATAAGCGATCTCACCGACCATCTCCTGCGCGGCGGAGTTGACCTGCTCGATGAACTTATCCTTACGATCGTAAGGTCCACCACCCTGCAGCTCGGGAATCGTCGTCAAGTCGACGTTGGTGATCCACGCACGGACGGCACGGACGGCGTACTCCTGCGGTGTCACAGCGCCTCCAGAAGGTTCAGTGCGGTGATGATCCGCTGCACGTCCTCCGTCATCAAGGTGACACACTCACCGGTGATCTCCGCGATAACGACCACGCGAGTGCACATGATGTACGGCTGGTCCTTGACATTGACCCGCCCCGTGACGAGCCGGAACCGACCCTTCGGGTTCGTCCAGCGGACGTCGACGTTGTCGTTCCCCGTGTGTACGACGTAAGAGTACTTCGGAAGGTATGAGATGAGCTCATCCCACCGTTTCCTGTCCATCATCCTATCCTTTCGTCGTTTCTTACGAAGCTCCAGTGGAGGGTCTCGCACCCTACCGCTCCGGGATCACCGGTGGCTGCTCCTACGTGCTCACTGGATTGGTGGGCGCTGGCCTTCTAGCTGTTGACGATGACTATGTTCACTTGCACCCGCGCCCGGGGCTCATCGTCTCACGCCGGTATCGGAGGGTAGGATCCTCACGGCTGTGGCCTCTCCTAGAGTGGTAGTACGACGGGCACCACCAACCCCTTACCTACCTGAGGCCTGTGTGTCTATTCTATCAAGTCTTCTTTCCCTTGATGAAACCGTGCCGTGTGCAAGCATCGCTGATCGACATCTCCGAGGCGTTCATCTCAGCCGCGATGTCCAGGATACTCAAACCGCGAGCGCGAAGCTCACCGACCCGCAGGTCCCACTCATGTCGCGCCACTGTACCGAGTGCGGGCGGCGGATCCGGTGTCTCGGAACCGGTGTACGCCTCCGGTGGAGCATCATACGGGTTGCGCGTCGCGGATGTGTACGCACGATTGCCTCGTACCTCGCGGGTCACAGCGTCGACGCGGGAGATCCGCGACGGCCGTGAGGCTCGCTCATGTGCTCGTTTCTCGACCACGTCTGCCTCTTAACGCTTCATCTGGTTACCGGGCACGTGTCCGACGTGCCAGTGGGGCTCCTCGAACTGCCGCGTGAACTTGCAGCGGTACGCGCTGATCGCGTTCGGGTCGGCGCCCTGCCTCTCGATGCGCCGCTGAACGGCGTGTTCCGCCGCATCAGCTGAGGCGTAGCGTATGCCCTTCGCGTCACAGGAGCGTCCCTTCGTCCGGGTGCTGCCCGGCACGGCACGTCCTCGCTTCCGAACGGGCATCAGAACACCTCCCGAGCTTTCGTCACGAGAGCGTCGATTAGTGCGTTCGCACGCTTGCAGTCCTCTTCGTTCTTCATGTTGAAGAACCCACGAACGAGTGGATCGATCCAGTCGGTCTGTTGGTGCTCATAAACACAGACCTCGCACTGGAAGGACTGCTCCTTCTGACCCGATCGCACGGTGCAGTCGATGTCGGCGTACTTACAGCCGTGTCGCATGCAGCAGTGCTCGGTGTGAACATCCTTGCTGAACATACCCTGGAAGTCACAACAGCCTCGCGTCGCGCACTCGCTGTGGCAGCCCGCGCGGTCACCGTGGAACTCACAACCGCAGTGCTCGTACTCCTTCTCCATCATCCTATCCTTTCCTAGAGCTCTTCCTCCCTAAATAGTATCACACGGCGCACCGTCGTGCAACGTGGGGCTGTGAGGCTATCCTCGCTTATAGGTATCGACCTCGTCCGGGGTGCGCGTGTAGCGTGTGTCGTAGTCCAGCGGCTCGATGTGGCCGAACTTCTCCGTCTGACTGTCCACGGCGTCACCTGCGAAGTTGACGAAGTTCAGCATCTGTGCCGGTGACAGCAGCATGCGTGCCCTCACCGTTGACTGTGAGTGCTGCATGATGACACAGAAGATCGGCCGGTTATCACCGGTGGGGTCGTTCCAGCCGATGCGCAGCGTCATATGCCCGCCGTCGTCTGGGTCCGTCCCGGTGACGTGCTGTGTCTGGAATGTCCGCAGGTAGAGCCGCTCGATCAACCTTCGCCATAGTCTCTTCATCATCTTGTCCTCTCCCTACGCGTACGTGCGCGGATCCAGTTCTCGAACCACGCCACCGGCTGACCATCCAGTGTGAACGCGGGACTTCCTCCCACGATGAACACACCCGGCTCCGGCTCATCAACACTTACCCTTCGCTGCGCACTCCAGTTGACGCAGTCCTCACGACGCTCGTGCAGGGTCATACCCTTCGACCCCTCATCGTCACAGTACCCGAGCACGACCTCACTCATCCCAGCTCTCCATCCAGTGTCTTAAGCCCCTCGATCGCCGCTCGTTCCTGCTCCTCCTCCAGGCGGACGACCTGCCTGGCGATGCTGGCAACCAGCTCGAGCTGCTGCTCGGCGTCCAGCGGGAGTTTGAGCTGCTCTACCGCCGTCGCGATCCCGGTTTGAGCTGCTCTATATAGCAGCTCCCCCTGCAGCTCGACCTGCGCCACGAGTCGCTCCGCAACACCGCTGTCGATCGCCATCTTCGAGACCCGAGCCAGCAGCTCACCCCGGTCCCGCCGCATCTCAACCCAGCGGGCCGCCCCCACCCCATCCGCCGTCGACAGCAGCGCGTCGTCACCCGACACACGTGCGACCTCACCGATCTTCTGGTCGAGGAACGCCACCTGCCCCGCCAGTGACCTCACCTCATCCAGCAGGGCCTGCCACGGCGACACGTTCAGCTTCACGGCGTACGCGTGTGCCATCAGCCACGCACCTTCTGCTCGCCCAACACGCTTAGCACCTCCGTGAGCCATACATCTTCCGGCGCCAGGATGAGGTGTGCCTTGGCCCGCTGGACGAGGACACGTCCTACCCTCAAAGTAGCCTCTCGTGATGGGGACACCACAGTGATCCCGAAGACGGCCTCCGGACTCGTCCCACACCAGTACGGCGAGTTCATACCCTCTCCTCTGCCACTCGGCGAGTGTCTCAAGCATTTCTGCACCTTATGCAATACGCGCGCGCACGCGCGAGTCTAAGACCTAGTGTACCCAACCTTCATCACACGCTCCCCTTTGCCTCATGATCTTGTGTGCAGAGAAAACCCCAGTTGATCTCGGGTAACAAGAAACTCCGAGTTTAGCTCTAGATACGGATATAGAGATCAATAACACGGAAGTGAGTGTATAACAGGCTATTTTACCTCGGATAGCAGGTAATAAGATATTTCTTGTTACTTGTTACCTTCTAGATAGTAGATCTCCGTATCTCGACTTCAGACCCGTTGATCATGGGTAACATCAAGGGTAACAAGACCTCCCTCTTCTCGATACCCAACACCCAAGTTCACCCAACTTCTCGTCGTCGGTAACAACAGGCCGTACCGGTTGTAGTTACCCAAGATCACGAATATCTTGCACGTGCAAGAACTGTTAAACTCCGAGTTGAGCGCCCAGTAACCGGATCCCGAACCGCACTCGGACCTTCCGCCCACCGACGCTCTTCAGTTCGCCTCGGAACTTTCGCAGGCTCGCCTCACGCCCGAACCAGCGCACCTCCGGGATGTCCGACGCCGTCACCCCCGCGCGAACCATGTACGACCGGTACGACGCGTATAGGTCGTCCACCGGTGTGAACACCTCACCGTCCTCACCGACGTCCATAACCTGACAGCACGACTCCATCCACAGTGCGATCGTGTCCTCCTCGGCCCGGTACTCGGCACGCGCGTCCTCGACCGCCTTCGCCTTGCCAAGCCCGTCCTCCAGCAGCTCCCACAGCCCCTCGAGGCACCAGTTCAAGATCCCGGCGTACTCCGCACGGAGCTGCTCGGTGAAGTTGAGGATCCGCTCCTCATCCGGGATCCGCACCGTGAACGGCACCGGCTCCAGACGGCGCCAGATCCCGTCGGTCGCGTCGGAGATGTGCGGCTTCGTGTTGCCCAGGATCCAGAGCTTCACCGTGTTCTCGAACTCGAAGAAGTCCGCCTTCATCAGCCGCGCCTTGATCCGGTCCGAGCCGGTGAGCATCTTCACCCGAGCGTCATTCATCTTCTCTCGTCCCGTCTCGTCCACGACGACCATCCGTGACCCGCGCAGGTCTGCGATGATCGTCGGGTGCTGGCCGATCGAGCCGGTGATCAGACCCGGCGGTGCGACCTGCGCGTACTCTCCCAGCATGCCGCGAAGCGTGTCGGCAAACACGTTCTTACCGTTCTGTCCTGTGCCGAACGCGAACCAGAACTTCTGCTGGGTGACGTCACCCGTGAGAGCGTAGCCCGCGGCGCGCTTCAGGTATCGGATGAGCTCCTCATCACCGTCACAGACGCGACGTACGTGGCCCTCCCACAGCGGGCAGATCGCCTCCGTGTCGTAGCCGGTCGCGGCTTGCTTCGTCACCAGGTCGTCCACCGTCGCCGAGCGAAGCGTACCGGTCCGCAGCTCGAGGATACCGTTCTGCACGCCTAAGATCCACGGGTTTGCGTCCAGCTGCCGTGCGACGACCGCGACCGGATGTCGCGACCCGCCGTCGTACATCATCGCTTTCCGTGCCGACACCCCGCTACTTCGTAGCGCGTGACCTACCCAGCGGTCTCGTTCCGCCGTGTCGTTACTCGCCTGTGCCGCGTCCGCCTGACGGCGCATATCGGTGATCACGTGCTGTGTGAGCGCGAACACCCGCCGACCAGGATCCAGCGACAGCCGTTGCCCGTCCCAGACGTACCAGCGGTCCTGGTCCTGGACGTACCGGACGTGACGTCCGAGCACGGTGACGAACCGTTCACCGTTGCCCATGTCCGTAGCGGTCTCGGTTAGGTGGAACTGCGCGTGCGCCAGCTGCTCTTCATCGATCGGGAGCAGCGCCTCCAGCGCGCCCAGCTGCTCCTCGGTCATGCGCGTGACCGCCAGTCGCGGACACGCCGAACGATTCCACCGCGTATACCGCTCTCGTCAGGTCCTGACTCCGTCCGCGTCTCTTCACCCTTAGTCGGTCGCCACGACGGCAGCACCGGCGGTGCGACGGTCTGCCACACACGGTCGAGCTTGTAAGCCACGTGCTCCCACGGCATGTACCACTCCGTCGCCGGCGGCTGCTCACAGCGTTCCCAGTGCGCTCGCACCAGCCCGTGCGCCCTCTCGTACGAGTAGTCCGCCTTGCGGTAGCGGAAGATCAGGTCATTGAAGAACTGGTCACGCGCGCCACCTGGGCAGCCGGTCGTAACGTAACGCGCGAAGTCGTAGCCGTCCACCGAGACGGACGGTCCGGTGCCGCTACCACCTCCACTAGATCCCCCGCGAGCCTTCGTCAGCCAGTCGAGCAGCTCGGCCGGAGCCGGTGCCGGTTCTCGTCCGTCGGAGTGGTCCCACCAGCGCGAATCACGACCCGGTGTCGGAACCGCGACGTAGCCACCCTCGGCCTTCACGTCGGTCTGCGGCAGGATCCGGTTTCGGCTCTTCACCAGGATACCGGGCGGCAGCCGGTACAGCATGTGCAGTCCGCCCGACTGGGTACGCTGCTCCAGCGTCGCGACGAGGTCGTGTCCCGTCCACGATCGCCACGCGTCACGTGTGTCGTAACCCGTGTCGCCGTCCACGTTCGGTGCTGCCTCGAAGTCCAGAACGATCAGGTTCGACGCGGCACCGGTGCGAACCGCCAGCCAGCCGTCTGGGTGACGGCGGATCATGTCATTCAGCAAGTCAAGGTTCGACGTCGCGGCGTAGAAGCCGTGACACGTTAGGCAGCAGCACTCCTCACGCGCGTGTGTCCAGTCCGCACCGTGGCACTGTGTGCAGTTCGGCAGTGGCGTCTTATCGTATCCGAGGACGAACACCTTCCACCCAAGCTCCGTGTATTGATGCGCCCACCGAACTTTGGCACTCACCAGGTCCATCGGGTCTGGTACAGTAGATCCTGTCACCTTGCTCTACCGCCTTCTTCAGTTGAAGAGCGAACCACCCAGCGGATCAGCACCCGCTGGGTGGAGTCGTCTGTTAGGCCGCTACACGCTGTTCCTCGTCAAGTTCGACGACGAGACGCTCGAGCAGCTCGTTGATGAGCGCGTTCGTGGAGATACCGCGCTCCTGGGCAATGTCATCCACCCGACGCTTGAGACCGCGCTCCGTCCGCTGGACGAACGCCAGCCGGTTCGGGACGGACGTCTGCCGGGTTCCGGTTCGTGGTGCCATGGATATATAGTATCACAACCGCCGCGTAAGATCTCACCGCCGTGTGATCAACGAATGACGACCTGGTATGTTGAACGAAAGAGCTTAGGAGAGGATGAGATGACCGACACGAAGCCCAAGAACTCCTGGATGAACATCATCGGACCGCGAGGATCTGTCACGTTCAAGGGACGGCTGCTCGGCGAGACCACCAGTCACCAGGACCAGCACATCCACCGTGACGGTGACTTCGCGCGGAAGAACGAGCGCTGCTACGCGTGTCGCTGGTCGTGGTACCAGATCTATGAACTCGATGAACTCGACCAGCGAAGCAAGGTCGCGTACGGCACCGCCTACGACGGCCGGTACCTCGTCGCGTCATTCGGTATGACGAACGTCCCCGGTGAGGAGATCTTCCGACGTCTCGACGCGACCGACTCACCCGCCGAGGTGATCGAGCTGCTGACCACGCGGAAGTACGGTCAGCGACCGCAGCTCACCTCGGCGGCGGCACGGCTGCTCGCCCGCGTCAGCGACCAGGACCCGGCCATCCAGGACGCGTACGAAAACCGTGCGGTTCTGTGATGCGGTTCCGTTGGACTCGCCTGGTAGGGTAGGAATCGTTCCTCCCGTGGACGCCTTTGCGTCGCTGCCTACACCCCCCGTTCAAGCAGCCGGACCCCGCCTCGCGGGAGGAACACCTAAGACTTAACGAGTTGACCACTCGTCAAGCGGGACCGAGACCGTTAATACTGGCGCGGAGCGATGTCGGCGAAACACGTCGTGGGTCGATCACGGCCCGCTGGTCAGCGAAAGTGACATGCCTTGTCCTTGTGCTTCATCAACGGACTGCGGGGCGGGTGCTCGGCCGGGTGCCCGCCTCAACACTATGACAGGATAGGATGAGATGATGACTGAAAATCACGCTAACTACCTGCTCGACCGCGCGTGGAGTGAGCTGCTGAAGTCTACCGACAAGTTCCTGCAGGCGGAGATGCTGTTCGAGTGGCGCACCGATGAGTTCAAGAAGAAGTACGGTCTAGGACCTAATGATGATCTCACCGTCGAGGCGATCATCGACCGTAGGAACGACGAGCAGTGGCAGGTCGCGGTCGCAGACTGCCGGTATCACGCCCAGCGGATGCAGGCCTTCGCGGCGCTCCACGATGCGGCCGGTCGTGAACTTCGCCGTTCTTAACACGGTGACACGGTTCGTTGAAGAGTGTGGTACTATAACCTCTACGGCGAACCGGTCGTCGGGCGATACGCAGCTGTTGACGTGGCGGTGACAGTCCGCCGTGGCGGGTGTAGTGACGACCGGTTCGGCAACACAGCACGACCCACAGGTCATCCATACGAGAGGATAAGAAGTGACGAAGAACCCAAGTGTACCGGTCAACCGGTCACTGATCGGTAACGGTGTCGAGGTCATCTCCACCGAGACCGCACGAGGCGTGATCATGCCCGGTCGTCCCGAGACCGAGGTCTCCACCGTGGAGAAGGTACTCGACGCCAACGGCGATGAGTGGTTCCGCTGCCGCATGAGTCCTGAGAAGTGCGCCTACTTCAGGGACAACCTGAAGTCCATTCTTGCGCACCAGCGGACGCACAGTCCCGCCCTTGCCGCTAAGCGTGCGGAGGCCGAGCTCGCCGCCGCGAGGGCCAAGAAGAACGCCGAGTTCCAGCGGCGCAGCAACGGCATGGTCTCGGCCAACGAGGCCAAGCGGAAGCGGCATGAGGCCGAGGTAACCTCGGACGACAAGCGCGTCGCCGACGTGCAGCGCAAGCTCTCCGACATGGCCGTCGCCGTCGAGAAGATCGCCGCTACGATTCCTCCCCTCGCGGAGATCCTCCGTGTGATCAACACCGAGCTCGGTGAGATCACGCTTCAGGTCGCCGAGACGGATCCTGAGATCTTGCGGAAGGCCCAGAGCTACGACGCCCTGAAGGGAATCCTGAACAACTGACCTCCGGTCGGGTAGGATCGTTTCCGGTCCTACCCGACCGTTCTCGTTCGAGTGACAGGAGAAAGCAACGTGCTGGTCATGTTCTCACTTACCTTCACCGGTAGTCTTCTCATTCTCGCTGCGTTCCTTCCCAAGGTGATCATCGAGCGTCACGACAAGAGAGCCGTCATCGAAGCCGTGGACGAGTACCGAAGTACCCTTCCGGTCGACGACACCGTCGCCGTCGTGACCGATCCGTCGGACGTCGACCTCGACGCGAAGTGGAACACCTACTGGGCCAACTCCCGCGCCGAGGAGAACGCGCTACGCGCAGATCTCAACGACTGGGTCGGCTGGGCCGCGGAGCTGGAGGAACGGTTCACGCTGGACTGTGACCGTGTCATCAAGCAGTTCGCCATCGACGCTGAGACGCTTCAGGCCGACCTGGGGAGTCGGCTCGGCGGCTGGGAGAACGACGTCGACCGGCGGTCCGACATCCTCATCCAGCGAACCGGTGGCAGTCTTGCGGTGCTTAAGCACGAGCTTCAGGTCGAGCTCGCCGAGTGTACCGCAACCCAGTGGACCACGGCGGACGGCGAGGCACTCGCCGCGTACATCGACGAAGAGGAGGGGGTGAAGGTCTAGATGCTCATCATCATCGAGGGCCCGGACGGCGCGGGTAAGTCGACGCTCGCCAGTCAGCTCACCGAGGTCATCCAGCGGGAGCAGCCCGGTGAGAAGATCGAACGTCTTCACAAGGGACCACCGAGGTCCCACCCGCTGGATGAGTACGTCACCCCACTGCTGTCGTACCGGCCGACACGCGAACATCACATCATCTGCGACCGGTGGCACGTGGGTGAGTGGGTCTACCCCGCGGTCCTCGGCCGGAAGACCGATGCTGACAAGGCCATCTGGTACTTCACCGAGATGTTTCTCGCGTCACGCGGTGCGCTGGTCATCTACCCAGAGTACACCGTGGACTCGCTCGTCAAGGCGGTCACCGAACTGGGCGACGACCTGATCGAGGTCGGCCAGCTCGGGAAGATCGCCGGAGCGTACGCGTTCATGGCGGACAAGCACATCACGGTCTCGACCCACGTTCGTGGCAAGTCACCCGAGGCACTCGTCGCATTAGCTCGTCACCGTGAGAACATGGCCGAGCGACTGAACCTGCACACGACCTACGTCGGTCCGCCGAAGCCGGAGTGGATGATCGTCGGTGACATCCGCAACGGCACGTACGAGGGTGACCTGCGACCGGCGTTCATGCCGTACCGCGGCACATCGGGCCACTACCTCATGTCGGCGCTGTCACCCGGCCAGCTGCGAAGCGGTCTCGGGATCATGAACGCCTGTGACGTCGACGACCCGCACATCGCGCAGTTCTTCACGTTCGAGGACGTGCCGACCGTGCCACTGGGTAATCACGCACATGCTAAGATGAACGGCGCAGGCGCCGAGTTCCCCGGAGCTCCTCACCCGCAGTTCATCCGGCGGTTCCACCACAGGCAGAGTGAAGAGTACGCTAGCGCGATCATCCGTGCACGGAAAGGACAGGAGAACATCACATGGCGTCCAGCTACCCGTACCTGAGGTACGTCGACGGCCGCGAGGCGTATCCGGACCTGCTGGCGTACGTCAGGGACGAAGGCGATGTCCGAAGTCCTCGCGGTCTGAAGACCTATGACGTCGGCTACACCACCGTCGAGCTGCTCAGTCCGTACAACGCACTTGTGATCGGCATGGGTCGTAAGCTCTCCAAGCGGATCGCCGCGGCAGAAGCGATCCAGCTGATCGGCGGGTTCACCAACCCACAGCTCCTCCTCTCGGCCTCACCGGCGTTTGCCCGGTATATCGAACCGTCCGGGAACTTCTGGGGCGCGTACGGAGGCCGGATAGCCCTTGGTGCCCAGTTGCCGGCGGTCGTCCGCAAGCTGACGGACGATCCCGACACCCGCCAGGCGATCATCACCCTCTGGAACCCCCATCTCGACAACCAGGTCGGTAAGAATGACTACCCGTGCACCGTCGCACTCGGGTTCTCGATCAAGCAGGGCAAGCTCGAGCTGGACGTCACCATGCGCTCCAACGACGTGTGGCATGGGTTCCCGTATGACATCTTCCAGTTCACGCAGCTTCAGCAGACCGTCGCCAACGTCCTCGGACGCGAACCCGGCCGGTACCGCCATCACACCTACTCCCTCCACCTCTACGCCGAGGACGTCGTCGAGGCGGAGAAGGTCTACACCGGTCACATCGATAAGAAGCCTGACTTCCTCCCCCTCGGACTGGTCAACGGTGCGTTCCCGTCGATCGCTCAGGTGATGGCACGCGCACGCATGATCGCCAGTAACGATGACATCATCAACGAGAGTGCGTCGGAGAGGTGGTACCGCGATGCTCTCCACCCGGCCGAGTGACGACGAGCTGTTCATGCGGGTCGCCCATCAGGTAGCGACCCGCAGCCTCTGCGACCGCGACCAGGTCGGCGCGGTGATCGTCGACACGCAGCTGCGGATCACCGGCACCGGCCGCAACGGTCCACCCGCAGGGTTCGAGCATCAGGAACGGACGTGCACTGAGTGGTGCGTTCGCGCTAAGAACCTAGCGCATAACCGTCCGGGATACGTGATCGATCCGTCGTACTCCGACTGCCCGTCGCTTCACGCCGAGGTCAACGCACTTCTCACCAGTGACCGCAGTCGTCACGAGGGTGGTACGATCTACGTCACCAGCCCGCCGTGCTGGTCGTGCGGTAAGATGATCGCCAACTCGGGACTGCTGACGGTGGTCGTCGAGTTCGACCCGCTGAAGTTCGCGGAGCGACTAGCGGAGAACACCTACAAGTTCCTCGAGCAGCTCGGCATCAACGTGGTGATCATCGACACGAAGGGAACCGGACAGTGACGTTTCACGTACATCAAGACCAAGAGAAGCCGGAGAAGTCAGAGAGGTCGAGCCACCTCACGTGGCCCGACGTGATGGCGATGGCGATCACCGCCGCTACCCTGCTCGGTGCGATCGCCCTTACCGTCTGGGCGTTCAAGTGAGACGCGACGACACCAACTACATCCTCGTCTGGATAGGCATCCTTCTCGGGCTCCTCGTCTTCTGGGCGGTATGCATCGGGGGTGGCTGGGTTGTCGTTGGATGACGTTCAGCTTCACCTCATCGAATCACTGGATGACGTCGGTGAGTTCACACGGTGGCTCGGTCAGACGCGGAACGGACCCAAGCTGTCGTTCGACACCGAGACGACGGGACTGAGCCAAGAGACCAATCACATTCGTCTCTGTCAGATCGGTGACTCGGTTCACGGCTGGGCGTTCTCGTGGGAGCGCTGGTCGGGCATCATGGCCGACGTGGTGAAGACGTACAACGGTACCCTCGTGGCGCACAACGCGCCGTTCGACTGGGGCTTCATGAAGAAGGCCGGTGTCGAGCTTCCTCGTCATCGGATCCGCGACACACGGCCGCAGTGTCACATCCTCGATCCGACATTCTCGACCGCGCTGAAGAACAACGCGGTGCGGTATGTGGACCCGCGTGCGAAGAACTCGCAGGAGGACTTCGCCGCCACCGGCTGGACGTGGTCCACCGTGCCGATCGAGTATGAACCGTACTGGTCGTACGGTGCCCTCGACCCGGTGTTGACGAACCAGCTGGACGACTACACGTGGCCGAGGATTCAAGGAACTCCAGCGGAGAAGGCGTTCGACATCGAGAACTCCGTCCAGTGGGTTACCCACGACATGGAGCGGTACGGCGTTCACATCGACACCAGGTACGCGCACGAACGATACGAGCAGTTTCGTGCGCACTGCGACAAGATCGAAAAGTGGTGCATCAAGGAGTATGGTGTCGAGCCGGGTCGCAACGCACAGGTGATCTCGAGGCTGCACGATGACGGTGTCCAGTTCACGAAGGCCACCAAGGGTGGAGCCGTCTCGCTGGACGCCGAGGTCCTAGCGGCAATCGATCATCCACTTGCTCGGCAGGTGCTCGTTCGCCGTCGGTTGGAGAAACTCTCCTCCACCTACCTCAAGCACTACATCACCGAGGTGGACTCGAACGACCTTCTCCATCCGTCCATCAACACTCTCGGCGCGCGGACGTCTCGTATGTCGATGTCCAACCCGAACTTCCAGAACCTACCACGCGCGAGTGAGACGAACCCTGCGGCAACGGTGATCCGGAACTGTGTCGCAGCTCGCGAAGGACACACCCTGCTGTTCTGCGACTTCTCACAGATCGAGATGCGGATCCTCGCGTGGCTCGCTCAGGACGAGAACATGACCGCCGCGTTTAAGAGCGACGGTGACTTCTTCGTTAACCTGGCGCGGCAGCTGTATGACGACCCGACGATCGTGAAGGGTCACCCCCTTCGTGACCGCATCAAGAACGTCGGCTACGGGAAGATCTACGGTGCCGGTCTCGCTAAGCTGGCGTGGACGGCAGGAACCGACATCGAGACGATCCGCGTGACGATGCGGGACTTCGACGCGCGGTTCGCGGGTGTCCGTGCGTACCAGGACAGCACGTACTCACTCGCGATGCAGCGGAAGTCCAGTGTAGGACTCGCGTACGCCGACTGTCCGCTGTCCGGTCGCCGGCAGCCGTCGGACCCCGGCAAGGAGTACGCACTCGTCAACTACGTGATCCAGGGTGCTGCAGCATCTCTCTTCAAGATGAAGGTGCTGGAGCTGGACCAGGCGGGTCTCTCTCCTTGGATGATGCTTCTCGTCCACGACGAGGTGATCCTCGACGTGCCGAACGAGCACGTGGAAGAGACGGTGAACGTGCTCGCTACGATCATGAACGACAGCGAGATCATCGCACCGGTGCCGGTCGAGGCTGAGGTCTCGTTCGGTGCGAGGTGGGGATCGAAGATGAAGTGGGACATCGATCGGTGGGTGAAGGATGATTGGAGGTTGGCTACGTGAGATCGAAACATCTCGTCATCATCGGGGTGGACCCGGGCAAGGCGACGGGACTCGCTCTGTACTACAATGGACATCTGATCGCCAAGAACTCACTGCCGGCTAACGATTCACCCACCGAGATCTCCCGCTGGATCATCAACGCTAAGACGAAGTTCCAGGGTAACGCGCAGATCATCATCGCCGTCGAGCGCTACCAGACCGGCGGTAGCACGGTGAAGAAGACTCGGCAGGCCGACCCGGTCGAGCTCCTCGGCGCGTGTCGTATGATCGCGCGAGGTGATCCAGCGGTGAGTGTGGTCACGTCCAACGCCTCCGACGCGAAGAAGGTCGGCAACCCGACGACCCTCAAGCGCATCGGCTGGTGGACACCAGGTCACGATCACATCAACGACGCGGCGTCGCAGGTCCTACGAACTCTCGCCGCCGTGCGACCTCTGGAGTTCGCTGAAGTGATCGGTGTGTAGTAGGATAGACACTCAGGACAGGAGGAGACAGGATGGCGTACGCCGAGTTCAACCCGACCCGAAACCGGATCGATGTGACGACCCGGTATGAGGAGAAGGAGCTCATCAAGGCGATCCCAGGGTCGAAGTATCACGGTGAAGACAAGATGTGGTCCATACCCATCACGTTCACCGCATGTCTTCAGCTCCGGGGTCTCTTCAAGTCGGAGCTTCACATCGGTAACCAGCTCAAGAGCTGGGCGGCACTGGAACGAGTCGATCGCATCGACCAGGCGATGACTCTTCGTACGAATCTTGAACCTGTGACGAGCTTTCGACTTCCAGGTCTCTACCCATTTCAAAACTCGGGTGTCGAATTTCTGACGGCCGCACACTCAGCACTTCTTGGTGATGAGATGGGCACGGGTAAGACGATCCAGTTGCTTGCCACACTTCAGCTTGAGCACCTTTCAGGTCCTCACCACAACGGAGGATCACTTCCGGCACTCGTCATCTGTCCGAACTCGACGAAGCACAACTGGGCTGATGAGGCCATGAAGTGGTTTCCCGAGGCGAAGCCGTACGTGATCTCGGGTGGTGTGGTCCAGCGGCGTAAGTTCTTCAAGCAGGCCGGTGACGACGCACTCGTGATCATCAACATCGAGGCGGTCCGCAACCACTCTCGTCTCGCGGGTTACGGGTCGATCCACCTCACGAACGAGGAGAAGGAACCGAAAGAGCTCAATGAGATCCCCTTCCGATCGGTCACGTTCGACGAGGCGCACCGGATGAAGGACCCGAAGTCGAAGCAGACCCGTGCTGCGTGGGCGGTTGGTCACGGCTCGACGGTGAGGCACCGGTTCGCGCTGACGGGTACGCCGATCGCCAATGACCCGTCCGACCTGTGGTCCATCCTTCACTTCCTCGCACCGGACGAGTTCCCGACGCGGTCCAAGTTCATCGACCGCTACTGCCTTCAGGCGTGGAACTCGTACGGCGGGCTGAGCGTGATCGGTGTCCAGCCGGAGACCCGTGAGGAGTTCCGTCAGGTGATCGGTCCGCGGTTCCGCCGGGTGACGAAGGATGAGGTGCTGAAGCAGCTCCCGCGTAAGCAGCGGCAGCTCATCAAGGTGGAGATGTCACCTAAGCAGGCGAAGGCGTACCGCGACATGGAGTCACAACTCGCGACCCGTGTCGACGGTGGCGTGATCGTCGCTGCGTCGAACCTCACCGCGCAGATCCGCCTTCTGCAGTTCGCCGGATCGATGTGCGACGTCGATGAGGAGGGTCTGGTCACCCCGGTCGATCCGTCACCGAAGATCGACGCGCTGCTGGACATCATCGACGCGGCGCAAGGCAAACCACTCGCCGTGTGTGGTGTGCAGCGAAAGCTCATCGAGCTCGCATCACGTCGGCTCGACAAGTACAAGATCGGTCACGGTCTCATCACGGGTAAGATCGACGAGTGGACACGGAAGCAGAACCTGAAGAGGTTCCAGAACGGTGAGCTTCCCGTCCTGATGTTCACCATCCAGGCCGGAGGCACGGGTCTCAACATGACCGCGGCCGACACACTTGTGTTCATCCAGCGGGACTGGTCGATGGTGAACAACCGGCAGGCTGAAGACCGCGTCCATCGCATCGGATCCGAGGTACACGAGTCGATCAACATCATCGACATCGTCACCGAGGAAACGGTGGAAGAAACGGTTCTCGTTCGCTACCTCGAGAAGGTCCACCGATTGGATCAGATCACCGAGGACCGTGCACGCGCCAAGGCGAACGGCACGGACGTCACCGAGCTGGATGAGCTGGAGACCTTCATCCTCAACGCACACCTGGGGGAACTGTGACGATCCGCCGCGTCTCCAACTCGGAGATCCAGGTGTTCAAGCAGTGCCGCCGCAAGTGGTGGCTCGCGTGGCACCGTGGTCTTCGTCCGACGGTGGAGTCGCCTCTCGGTGCACTCGCCATCGGGCAGAACATTCACACGGCTCTCGCGGGTTGGTACGTGCCGGACGGGCAGCCCCGGACCAATCCCCAGGAAGCGCTCGAAAACCTCCTGAAGGATGCTGCAGAACGCCTCGGTACGTACTGGGGAAGCCAGGGCAAGGAGGTGCCACCCGCCGAGCTGAAGATTCTTCTGTCGGAGGCCGATCTCCAGCGGATCATGCTCGAGGGTTACATGCAGTGGATCGAAGAAACGGGTGCGGACCAAGACTTCACGATCATCGAGTCCGAGCGGTACGTGGAGGCGCCGTTCATCAAGCGAAACGGCGTGCAGATCTACCTCATTGGTCGTCTCGACGTTCTCGCCGAGGATCACTGGTCGAAGCAGCTCGTCTTTATCGACCACAAGACCACCGGGTCGATCCTCGAGTCGCTCAAGGGTATCGCTCTTAACCCGCAGATGCGCATGTACCGACTCATCCTTCAGCTCGCCGAAGACCGTGACGTGTACCTCGCCATCTACTCGATGCTTCGCAAGGTGAAGCGGACGGTGAAGGCCAACCCGCCGTTCTTCCACCGTGAGAAGGTCCCACACAACCGTCACGAGATCGAGTCGTTCATCCAGCAGTTGATGGGCGTCATCTACGACATCATCGAGGTGGAGTATCATCTCAACGACGTCTACACGCGCCCAAACACGGTTCACAACCGTGCTGTCTACCCGACGTCAGGAGCGCACTGCCGCTACTGTCCGTTCCAGCGGGAGTGCTTGATGCTGGATGACGGCTCCCGTGCCGAGGACTCACTCGCTTCACGGTTCACCGTCGGTGAGCCGCTCCACTACTACGGAAGGGACGACCTTGCCCGAGTTCAACCCGGATCACGTCCTGTCGACTCTCATCCACGCCGGATCGAAGCAGGGTAAGACCACCCTCGCATCCACGTCACCAACGCCTCACCTGGCACTCGACGCGGAGGGTGGCTGGAAGTTCATCGATGAGATGGGCTTCAAGACCGGTAAGAAGCTTCGCCGGATCCGCTGGAACCCGGCCACCGAAGCGATCCCACAACACGACGGAACGTGGGACCTCTGTAGCGTGACCGTGCGCAACTGGGCAACGATGACGCTCATCTACCAGCACCTCACCCAGCGGGCTCATCAATTCCGCTCGATCACCTGGGACTCGATCACCGAGGTACAGCGAACCTGTCGTGACGCACTTCGCGGCACCGAGGCGATGCAGCTTCAGGACTGGGGTGTGCTCTTGGTCCAGATGGACGACATGATCCGTAAGTTCCGGAACCTGACACTGGACCCGGACAACTCGGTGCAGGTCGTCAACTTCATCGCCGAGACGAAGATGCGTGACGGTAAGCAGCGTCCTTACATGCAGGGACAGATCACCGACGCTCTGCCGTATATGGTGGACATCTGCGGGTACCTCACCACCCAGTGGGGTATGGACGAAGCGGGTCAGCCGACCGTCCGGCAGCCCGTGCTCAACATCGCACCAAGCGACTTTTGGGAGGCGGGCGAACGTGTTCAGGGTCGCCTCCCCAACTCCATCCTCCTTCCTAACATCACCGACATCCTCAACGCCGTCTATCCCAACGCCGTCAAGTAACGATCAAGAACGAATGCCGACATCAAAGAGGAGACACACGTGGCCGACATGAACTTTGGCAAGATGCGACAGGACGCAATGACCGTCCTGACCGGAGACTTCGTCGTTCGCTGCATCGAGGCGAAACCGGTGAAGAACTCGAACGGCGACGACATGATCAAGACCAAGCTGCAGATCATCGCCGGACCGTACACGGGACGCAACCTGTCCAACAACTTCAACATCATCCCAAGCAACGTCCCCGCGCTGCAGATGTTCTTCAGCCACATGAGCCACTTCGGTCTCGACGAGGCGTACTTCGCCAAGCTGCCGAACGGCGAGTCCGGTGTTCACCAGATCGCCCGTGACCTCGTCGGCCGTGTTGTGGAGGTGAAGGTCGGGTCGCGCAAGTTCCAAGGTGTCGAGCGTGAGAACATCGAGGGCATCATGCCGGCACCCGCCGGTCTCGGTGGTGTCGGTCAGCCACAGTCGACGGCGCAACCGCTGCCGACGGCACTGCCCGTCGCGTCGGCGCAGACCGTGAACGGCGCGGCGTCGGTCACACTACCGATGACGGTCGGAACACCGTCCGACCCGGACGACGCTGCCACCGACGGCTCCGCCGAGGAGCCAGCTCTGCCGTTCTAATCGATCACCGAACGTGGTAGAGTGGGAGCAGGCCGGTGTGGCCTGCTCCCTTAACCTGAGAGGACATGATGAGACGTAAGATCCTGTACGGCAAGATCGGGCGATCGATGCCGCTCACACTAGAGAAGTGCGGCACCCTCGGTGGTGACATCGAGATGACCGCCGTTCTCACCGCACTCGCCAACGCCTACCCCGACGACGAGATCATCCTCATCGGTCGGAACACGGGTGAGAACCCGCAGGACGTCGGTCTGCCCAAGAACATTACGAACCCGTGGACGGAGTGGGGTCCTCGTCTACGAAACTACCTCAATGGCACCGGTCTCAACCACCCGAACCTGTCGGTTGAGGAACACCGAATCGCGCTTCGCTTCATCATGAGTATGACACATGACACGTTTGTTGACGCGGACGCGATGGTCATCTGGGTCGGGCAGCACGGCACGTCGAACTCACCGATCCCGAAGATCGGTGATCGCTCCGTCCTCACCAAGCCACAGGACGCGTTCACCTACTACTCCGGCTTCCTCCTCCGCGGCATCAACCTGTGGCGTGATGTCGATCCCATCCAGCGGGAGCCGATTTTCCTTAACGCCGACCCGCGCAACTACCTCAAGATGCGCGACATGAAGTGGCCGTTGCGTTATCCCGTGCTGACGCAGTTCAACTTCGATCACAACATCAAGCACGAGCGCTACGGTGATCACACTCCCGTGTTGTCCGGGTACTGGGGTTCACGCTCTGACATCACGGCTGAGACCGGTGGCGACGTCTGGCGGTCCACCGTTCAGAACGTGTACTCGCGACTGGAGCTCAACGCCCTCATGTCCGGCACGCCGTCGGGTGACCTGCTGACGTATGACGGGAACTGGGAGAACCGCCGGCCGTTCGGTGTCGTGATCAACGAGGCGCGTGTGGTCGGGGTGCCCGAGCGCCTGGGTAGACTGCGCGCCATGCACGACTGGATCATGCCACTGCGACCCGCATTCGTTCACGGCACGTGGTCCGACAAATCGATGAACTCACTCGCCAACAGGTGGGGATTCAACTTGCAGATCACGCCTCTTCCCTGGTCGGACTACGCCGCGAAGATGCACACGGTCCGCTGCACCTTCACGACGCCGTCCAGTGGATCGGGCTGGGCAACGACGAAGCCGTGGGAGGCGTTCGGTCTCGGCGTGGTCTGCTTCTTCCACCCGGACTACGACACCCAAAACAACATCCTGGGTGACGCAAGTCCTCATCTTCACGCCTGGCTTCGTGTGAAAACCCCAGCGCAGTTGCGTGATCGCGTCATTCACCTCAACACCGTCGCAGGACGCCAAGACTGGGAGCGACTCGTCGATCTGCAGCATCAACACTTCATTAGGAACATTAGTGGAAATCACCGCCCAACTTTTATGAAGATGATCGACGACCGCCTGAACGGAGTAGTTAGTTGAAAACGACAATCATTCTCCCGTCGATCCGCGTGCCGCTGAACCTCAAGACGTGGGTGCTTCAGCTCGAACCTGAGACCGATGAGATCATCGTCGCCGGCAACGAGGCGTCTCCGCACGCGGCGATCACCGAGTTCCTCGGTCAGCTGACCAAGGATCACGGCGTGATGACGACCTACCTCGGTCCGCGTGATCCCCGCGTTACTGAAAAGGCGATCTTTGAGTTCATCCCGCCGAACCACACGTCACGCCGCAACTTCGCGCTGCTGCAGGCGCTGGAGAACCGGCCGGATGTTCTCGTCACGATCGACGACGACAACTACCCATACAAGGCCGACTGGCTTCGAGGTGTGAAGACACTTCTCGATCTCGACCAGCGCAACCATCGTACGGTCATAGGATCGGAGACGGGTTGGTGGAACGTCGGCCGTCTCTGCACACCGCGCGTGATTCACCGCGGCTATCCCATGACACGGTGGACCGAGCCGGACACAGGGCACATCGTCGACACCGACGCGACACCGATCGGCGTCGTCGCCAGTCTGTGGCTCGACGACCCAGACATCAACGCGGTCGAGCGTATGCTCACCAACCCGCAGGTGCTTCACGTCAGCGGTTCAGCGACCCTGGCAAAGGGTACGTGGTGCCCGTTCGACTCGCAGTCGACCAGTGTTCACGGCATGCTCGCTGACATGATGTTCATGTGGCCGGACCTCGGCCGGTATGACGACATCTGGTCGTCGTACCTGATGCGGGCCGTCATGGACGTCACCGACTGGTACGTCACGTACGGCACACCGGCGGTCACCCAAGACCGCAACGCTCACAACCTGGTCCGTGACCTTCGTGACGAGCTATTTGGTTACGAGCACACCGAAGAGTTCACCGACTTCCTCCGTGAGCTGGTCAAAAAGAGGCCGGCGGGCATCATGCGCGCCCCGTACAGTGTCTATGAGCACTTTATGCGTGCGACCGCGGCCAACTACAAGCGCCTGCCGGCACTCACCCGTGACTCATTCTACGCGTGGCTGACCGACCTCAACGACGTGCAGAAGCGGACGGGAATGTGATGGATCGCCTCACCGAGATGTTCACACGTCAATCCGCACTCCAGCGTAACTCGTTGAACATCAACTTCACAGACATGTCCGTGAATGTTGAGGACCGTGCCGAGTACGTCCGCATGAACGTCCTCGCCGGAATCGTCGAGTTCACCGAAGCACTCAACGAGACCGGCTGGAAGCCGTGGGCAACAAACCGTGATTATGACGCGACAAAAGTGATCTCCGAGCTCGTCGACGTGTGGCACTTCATGATGAACATCATGCTGGCATCTGGCATCGAACCGGAGACTCTCGCCAGTCTGTTCTTCGAAAAGTATGTGTTGAAGAACCGGCGAAACGCGGAACGGCAAGCTGAGGGTTACGACGGTGTCTCGACGAAGTGCCCACACTGCCACCGCGCACTGGATGACGTCGGCATCGCGCAGAGCCGGATCCTCGGTGAGCTGGCGTTCGAGTGTGGTGGCTGTCACAAGGGACTCGACGGAGCGACGATCATCGGCAAGGAGAACATCGAACGGATCGTGCGGATAGACAAGATCCTCAATCCGTCCACCTAGTACGGTTCAGCCATGGACGCGATCGACGTGCTGGGGTTCGCCGGCGGCTTCACGCTCGGTATGGTGCAGGCGGGTTTCCGACTCGTCGGTAAGCGGGAGATGAAGGGCGGTTTTGGCGTCGCGAACTGCGAGGCCAACCGCCACCTCCTGGGTCACAACTGGCGATCCGAGGTCGGTGATCCAGCGGGGTGGACGGTGCCGAACGGCGGCGCGCAGGTCGCCTTCGGCAACCCGCCCTGCTCCGGCTTCTCGGTGATGAGCTCGAAGGAGTTCCGTGGTGCTGACTCGAAGATCAACCACTGCATGTGGGCCTTCGCTGAGTATGTGGCGCGCGTTCGTCCTCTGGTCGCTGTATTTGAGAGCGTGCCACAAGCGTTCCGCTCAGCTGACGGCCATGATCTCATGCGGTCGTTGCGGTCGCTCGTGGAGGAACGAACCGGTCTCACCTATGTACTGCACCACGTGTTGCACAACGCATACTCCGTCGGCGGAGCTGCTCTCCGTCCGCGGTACTTCTGGGTGATCTCCCAGGTGCCGTTCGGCATCGAACGGCCGGTCATGTCGACCTACCCACTCCTCAAGGACGTCCTCTGGGACCTGAACATGTCGCCTTTGACGTGGTCGCAACAGCGGTACAAGCTACCTGTCACGACCGACTGGCTGAACCCGCGAGTCTCACCTACGGGGACGTTTGACGGGCACGTAGCGGTAGACAACCCGCTGACGAACCGGCTCAAGGACCTGCTGTCCGGCGTCGAGTGGACGGCAGGTCATCACGTCGGTCAGGTGGCGAAGCACTACTACGAGACGCACGGCGCACTACCGCTGTCGTGGCGATCCACACAGGAGAAGCTGGTCAAGAACGACTTCTTCATGGGGTTCACGACACCCGTTCGCTGGAAGGGTGACCAACCCGCTCGGGTGATCACCGGTGGTGGTCCAGTGATGGTGGTGCATCCGTGGCTGCCACGAACGCTGACCCACCGTGAAATCGCGCGGATCCTCGGGTTCCCCGACGACTGGCTGATCGAGCCGCTTAAGGGTGTTCCCGGCCTCAGCATGACGTGGGGTAAAGGGATCACCGTCGACTGCGGTCGCTGGATCGGCGGGTGGATCCAGCGGGCATTGAACGACGACCCGGGCTCATACCGCGGAACGGAGATCGGTGACCGTGAGTGGTTGATCGACGTAACCCACGACTGGAAGCAACACGCTTCCTGGTACAGTAGGACGGTCGCACAAAAACTTAAGCCTTCCCCCACTGTCGTACGAAGGAGAACAACCATGACGGAACCCGGTGTGGAGACCACCGAGACGAAGGTGTCGCGGGCCGAGAAGCTCGGCGAGCGCGACGAGACCGTGTTCAACGTGCTCGCCGAGGGCGCGAAGACCCGCAACGAGGTCGGCGAGGTGACCGGCTTGACGATCGCCATGGCGTACCTGTCGCTCGATCGTCTGCGCAAGGCCGGCCGCGTCAACTCCGAGCGCCGTGACGGCAAGAGCGTCTGGTTCCGTCCGGACGTCGCCGGCGTCGCCGCGGAGTAACACCTCGAAGACGAGAACGGTATCATCTCCCGCTACCACCCGATAGGGTTGGTGGCGGGAGATGCTTTTTTAGGCGGTGGATGATGACGGACCCGAACCCGAACCCAGCCCGCATCAGCGACGAACTGTGGCGGTTCCGCAACGCGTGTCTCGCCCTCGAGTCCGGGTCGAACGACCGTGACGGTGGGATCTACGCCGACAAGCCGGGCTACCACGCTACCCGTGACCAGAACGATCCTGATGACTACTCGGTCCGTGACGCACCGGATAAGAAGGGTCCGTCGGACAAGTCAGCGGCGTGGGACTGGATCTTCGGCAACGCGCAAAACGGTGACTACAGCCGGATCTCGGTCTACGGTAAGCGGATGCTGGCCGCGTGGAACGCTCACGACCCACGCTGCAACGTACTCCGTGAGTTCCTCGGCCAGACCGACACCGACGACACCCCTGAGGGACTGGACTTCCGCTACTTCAGTAAGAGGACTCCCGATGACAGTCACTCGTGGCACATTCACTTCAGCTTCGTCCGTGCATACATCATGATCGCGGGTGCGCTGGAGGGCGTGCTGTCCGTCCTACGAGGTGAGACACTAGAGCAGTACATCGCCGCCGGTGGTGTGCTGTACAAGATCGACGGAACAGGAGAGATGGGCGTGAGCGAGCAAGAGGTTCTCAACGCACTGAACAAGGACGTCCCGTACCAGTCCAGTGGCGTGGCCGACTGGGCCGTCAAGGAGCACGGCTGGTCGAGCGTGATGGGTCTCCGCGACATGGTGGAGTACATCTGGAAGGCCACGAACTACAACGCCCCGGACACCCTCGCCAAGGTGATCGAGGTGGAGGCGCGGCTGGCCACGATCGAGACGACCCTCGCTCAGATCGTCAACAAGCTCGACGAGATCGCCGCGGGCGGCGGTGGAGGTACGGTTCCACCGGTGGACAACACCGAGGTCATCAACAAGATCGCCGAGGTCGACAACAAGGTCGCCGCGCTCATCACCGGTGTCCAGGCCAACGCCGCCGCCGTGTCAGGAGCCTAGCGTGTCGACCGAACCCGAGTCCGACCCGAAACGTCTCATCGAGCTGATCGGCTGGCCCGTCGTGTTCCTCGCCACGGTCGGCTGCGCCACCGTGTTCGCTCTCGTCTTCTGGGGTGGGCAGAAGCTCGATGACATCTCCGGCTTTATCGGCGCCGTCGCCACCATCATCCTGGCCGTCTACGTACGACAGGTGAGCAAGGACACGAACGGCAACCTGTCCAAGCGAGACGCACAGATCGCCGATCTCACACGTCGACTGGACGAGCTGCACACCGTCCGAGCCGGTGAAGTCGCACAGCTTGCCCAGCAGGTGCCGCCGTCGGCCTCTCTTCCACCTACGCTCGCTGCGGACTCGCACGCATCCAGCAACGATGCGCTCAACGGTTCGACCGTTCAGGTGCCCACCCTCCAGCGGACGTAGTTCGATCATCTCACGTCGCGTGCGTTGACCCGCCCAGGAAAAATCTTGGGCGGGTCGTTTGCATCCCGGTATCGCACGTGATACTATAGTTTCATCAGGACGAGGAGAGGATGAGAAAATGACCATCACGACCGTACCCGAGACGACCATCAACACCCAGTTCAGCACCCGTGAGGTGCCGTGGATGAAGCTGGGCAAGCTCGTCGACGGTGCCAAGACCGCGGCCGAGGCCGCGAAGCTCGGCGGACTCGACTTCAAGATCACACTCACCGAGGCGCACTACGACTTCGAAGACAAGAAAATCACGATGCCGAAGCGCAAGGCCGTTATCCGTGAGGACACGGGTGAGTTCTTCGATCTCGTCTCCGACACCTACCAGCCGCTTCAGTACGGTGAGGCGTTCGACTTCATGGACGCCGTCGACTCGCTCTACGTCGCCGCCGGCGCGCTCCGCGGCGGTCGACAGGGCTTCATCGTCGTGAAGGCACCCTTCCAGTTGGACTCGCTCGCCAACGTCGATCAGCACGACCTCTACGCCGTTCTCCGCACCTCGCACGACCGCTCGCGCGGCATCGAGGTGGCGGTCATGCCGCTCCGCGGCCGGTGCATGAACCAGATGACGCTCTCGTCCTTCACCAAGGGAGTCCCCCACCGCTGGGCCATCAAGCACTCGTACAAGATGCACGAGAAGCTGGCCGAGGCCAAGGACTCGCTGTCGCGTATGGCGGCGTACGCCGAGCGCTTCGAGCTGCTCGTCAAGCGACTCATCGACACCTCGGTCGACGAGGCAAAGGCGTTCGGTGTTCTCAACGCCGTGCTGCCGGCTCGTCCCAAGACCGCCGAGGTCATCCAGAAGATCATCACCCTTCGTGACGCTCAGCAGGTCGGCTTCGCCGGCACCGGCTGGGGACTCGTCAACGCCGTGTCCGAGTACTTCGACTGGCAGCGGTCGGGTGGCACCGCGGAGTCGCGGTTCCTCGGTGCGCTGGAGGGTCAGACGACCAAGGCGCTCAACCAGACCGTCGTTCATCTCTTCCGATGAACTGACGACCCAGACCTCGTCCGAGCCTGTCGTTACCAGGCTCGGGCGAGTCATACGTAGGAGTGGACATGACCGTTGTGACACTAAGGTTCTTGAAGGACCGCGGTCTCTGTCGTGATGAGAACCCAGATATGTTCTACCCAGTCTTTGATTCACCCTCATCGACCTTCGCCGCGATCGAGATCTGTAACCGCTGTTCGATCAGACCCGAATGTCTCGAGTGGGCGCTGGAGCATGATGAAAGTGGAGTGTGGGGCGGAACCAGCGAGGCAACCCGTCGTTCGATCAAGCGAGCACGGTCGAGAACGAAGTGCGTTTCCTGCCAGGGTGAGAACGTCGTCACCGGTGTGGATGAAAAGGGAGAGCTCTGCGTGGACTGCGGTCTCTCCTGGCGGGTTTGACCCGTATTACCCAAACTACCCGGTTTAGTCACCTCCCTAGAACATAGAAACGGTCCGCCCTAGGTAGTTACCCTGGGGTCGGACCGTTTTTTTCGTTCTCAGGTGTTACGTATCGTTCGCGGGTTAAGCTCGCTGGATTCGCAAGGCTTCCGTCCACGCGTCGTACCATCGGTGCGCGTTGGCCTCGATCGTGAGGTGCTCGGCGACGATCGAGCGCCACTCCACACTGAGTTCACGTCGAAGAACGTCGTTGTTGACCAGTCGCTTCACCGAACGGTACCAGTCCTTCGGTGAGCGAGCTGTCCAGCCAACGCCGTGTTCCTTCAGGCTCACGTACTCCGGCCGGTCCGACGAGACGGGTACGACACCGACAGACGCGTACTCCAGCGCCTTCAGCCACGACTTCGCACGGTTAAAGCGAGTGTCCGCCGTTGGCGCGACGCCGATGCCGAGTCGCTTACCGATCTCGACGTGCCAGTCGAGGAACGAGATGGCACCCGTCGTCTCGATACGTTCGGCGACCGACTCACCGAGTGCCTGCTTCACGCCGTCGGGTGGACCTACGATCATGAACGATGACTCACGTGACAGCCGTGAAATCGCGGGTCCCATCGTCTGAAGGTCGTCTGGATGTGAGTGAACCGATCCACCCCAGCCGACGACGATGCTGTCATCGTGTGGTACCTCGGTGAAGTAGCGCGGCACGTAGTTGCGCAGCAGTCTTCCAGGTGCGCGACGCCCATACACATCGAGCAGCGCCGGTGTCGACACGGTAACCAGCGTCGCGACGTCGCACGCTGGTAGCGTGTTCGACCACGAGTGATCCTCACCCCGTCCTGGGTGAAGAAGCTGCCACGCTGGATTCCGCGGGTCGATGCACGTGAGGTCGTCATCCATATCTACGACGACGGCGACGTTCTTCTCACGGATCAGCGGGATGGCCTGCTGGAGAAAGCTGTGTGTCGGTCGCTGCAGCACGATGACATCGGCACCCGGCGGAAGTTCGACTGAGGTCATCTTACCGTTCAGGATTCTTCCCTGAAGTTGCTGAAGTCCACTCTTCTTGGTCACGATCTCGACATCGACACCCGACGCCTTGAGTGACATCGCCGGCCAGATGAGACGGTAGTAGCCGCAGCCGGTCTCATCCGCGGGATACACGTAGATCTTCACAGCTGCGTCTCCTTTTCCTCTGCGTGCCAACGGAGAAGGTTACGTGCGTATACGATACTGAAGGCCACTCCTGAGAGAACGAATCCCCACTGGTTTGTGATAAACCCGTAGGTGATCCAGATGACCTGTGAGATCAGACCGACCACCCACGCGGACTTGAGCTTGTTACCCGCGAGGATCATACTCGTGATGCCGAGAAGCGCGAGTGCGATTGACCACCATGGGTTCACCATCGATCGGGCCGTCCTGAGGTGTTGCCGGAGTCGTGGTGCCAGAGCCACGTCTTCTCGACGAGATGCGAGATCTTCGCACCGGCGGCGAGGCAACCCAGCGTGAACTGC